CTACACGACGCTCTTCCGATCTTATGATGAATTCTGGAGTCTTGCAACAGATGATGCTTATGCATGGGTGGCTGCTGGTTATTCTCCTGACACACTGACAGATGAGGATATACTTAACGAATATGGTGACTTTATTGAGGAAAGATGCATGACGGAAGATGAAGCAGAAGATAACGTAAGTGAACGTTATAACAGATTTTCTCACTCCTTGCATGACCTTTGTGAAGCGACAAGAGAAGCCATGCAGAATATTATTGATGGTAAAAAAGATGAAGATTAAGTGAAATAATTAGTAGAATGCCCCCCGTTTAAGTGGGGGTGTTCTCTTTTTTATTGTAACACCAAAGCAATACAAAATAAACAAAAATATGCTGATATGTTTGTTTATTTTGCATATTGCTTTTATACTACAAATGTAGTATAATATAAACATAAGATAAGACAAGACCACAAAACAAAGTGGATGTTCTAAATGGAGGTAATTAAGATGAGAGAAGTTGCAATGGTTGTAGACGAATACAAAAACGAAATATTTTTTGGCGAAACAGTTGGAGATTGTAGAGAATATTGCTCGAGCAACAACATCACCGGAAGTAACGGCGAGTATATTGCAATAGGAACTTTTAATGAAGCTACAAGATATTTCGACGTTGAAGATTACGAGGAAATATAAACGCAGAGTGACGGAGGGTTCGCCCTCCGGTAATGCGGCTAAGAGCAGTCACAAGCCTGCATAAGCCGACCGCAGGCGGTAAATCCTGCGGAGAAAAGGAGAATTGATATGATAAAAATCGGTGATAGAATCAGAATTGACGAAATGGACGGAGAGCCACAGTACGCAGGCAAAGAGGGATTAGTTGAATGGATAGACGATGCAGGACAGATACACGGAACGTGGGGCGGTTGTGCGGTTATCCCAACATTAGACAGTTACACAGTTATTGAACGTGCTGAGAATACTGGAGGTGATAAGTATGGAAAGAGATATTTACATAGAAATAATAAAAAAGCAGCAGGAACTGATTGATTTAATGATTAACGCAGGCATACATAATGATGTATGCCTGCAAAGTGAAACACCTACTATAAACAACATTACTGTTGAAAATTACAATAAGACTAAAAACATTGAATGTGACTTAACTGGGTTTGAAAAACATCTGATTAAAAAAGGTCGTTCTAAAAATTGCATTGATACCTATATCACAGGCATAAAGTTGTTTTACAAGGAATATGGCAAGCTGAATGCCGAAACCCTTGAAGAATATGAAACGCATCTGCATAATGATTTCAAACCGCAAACAATTAATCTCAGAATATCAGGAATGCAGGCATATTTTGATTTTATAGGGTTTAAAGGTTATGAGTTCAGGAGAGCCAAAGAACAGAAAAAAACTTTTTGTGATAACGCAATTAACGAACAACAGTATAATCAGTTGATGAAATATGCCGCTGAACATAACAGGCGAGTATGGCTGATTTGCAAGGTAATATCAAATACAGGTGTTAGAGTATCAGAATTAATTAATCTTAAAACATCATATCTTGAGAAAGGTTATGCTGATATCATCGGGAAAGGCAGTAAACAACGCAGAATATATTTTCCTGAAAATCTGATCAAAGAAATAAAAGATGAATGCGGAAAAGAATATATAATCGAAAATCATAACGGAAAACGAATCTCAACACGAGGTGTAAGCGGATTATTGCAAAAGGTGGGAATTGCAGCAGGAGTTCCGAAAGAAGTGCTGCACCCTCACTCATTCAGACATTTCTTTGCAAAGCAATTTCTGAAAAATAACAATGATATAACGCTTCTTGGTGATTTGTTAGGGCATAGCGACATTTCTACAACCGCAATATATACTCGAAAGACATCGGAAGAACAGCTTAGACATATAAATGGTGTGGTGAATTGGTAATGAGTGAAATATGGAAAGACATTGAAGAATTTAAAGACAGCTATGAAGTAAGCAATTTTGGCAGAGTGAGGAGCAAGGAACGATTTAAATATACAAGAACTTATCCGTCCAAAATTATGAAACCACTTATAGGCAATAATGGCTGTGTATTGGTTCGTCTGAGAAATGGAAAGTCACAAGTCCGCAGGAGCGTTGCAAAACTCGTATTATTGGCTTTTGTCGGCAATCCTCCTGATGTTGCAAGGCAAGTACGGCATAAAGACGGCAACCCTAATAACAATTATGTTGATAATTTGGAATGGGACGTTTGCAAGGCATATACAATGCCTGTAAACATTCACGCAAGAGAACTATTTAATTCAAAAGCTGAAAAAATGATTGATATATACATTGAAATTAAAAGAGTAGCAAAAGCATTGAATTTTGTGTATTTTGATGTTGATGATTTCAAGCAGCTATGCTTATATAAAATATGGCGATATATTGACGCATACACAGAAGACATTAATTTCTTTACTTTCTGTGCGAGAAAATGTGATGATATTTTCAGAAAAGTATATGCAAAAGAAATAGATAAATTTAATGCAACCATAAGATATGAAGATATGGTGACTGAAGAATCACCAGTGGACTTTATTGCTGAATTGGGTTACACAGAAGATTTTGAAAAATGCGATTTATTGAAGATGACCAGTCTACCCTAATACTTGGCAGAGTGGAATGTAATAATAAAACAAAGCCCCTGATTTTTTCGGGGGCTTTTTATTATTTATAACACTTTCGCAGTACAAAATACACAAAAAACATATATAATCTTTGTATAATCTGCATATTGCTTTTATACTACAAATGTAGTATAATATAAACATAAGATAAAGCAACGCACAGAAGCGAGAACGAAAAGTAGCAGTTATCTGAAACGTGAGATTATCAAAAAATCAAATTAAAAGGAGTTAAGAATTATGAAAAAAACAATGATATTTGAAACTGAGGAAGCTTACGACAGCTGGTTCGATGCTAATGAAGAAAAGGAAGGCGGACACGATTTCATTGAAAACAGAGTTGTAATTATAAACGGTTCAAGGGTAATCAACGGCAGAAAATTCAATGGCTTTTCAGCAGATGCTATAATCGACTGTAAAAAGCCTGAAACAGCTGTAAATCGTTTCGTAAAAGAAATGAACGCAAACGGCTATGAAGTAAATATTGATGAATTTGAGGGCTCTTTGCAGGGGGAAAACCTGAACGATATGCAGGGTTGCGGAATGGTTATTGAAGTTGAAGAAATAGACGATGGACGTTTTTATTTAAACTATATGTGTTATCAGGAAGAAGTTGAAACCGAACAGACAGCAGAACCACAGCAGGAAACTGAAACAGAAGAAGAACCGAAAACTACAAGCGTTCAGTGGAGTTATTTTGACAAGTTCGACGAAGTTTCAAACCTCTATCTTCCGCCAGTGGGAGAGGGCGAAACAAAGGCGACACAGCTTGTAACTGCGGTAAGCAAACTCGTATACAGGTGGTACAATGACGGCGATGTTTACGACAACACAGCCAGTATGGAAGGTTGGTGCAACGACCTTTCAAGTTATGCAAACTGGATATACGCAAACTACGCAGAAGCACTGCCAATCCTTGACAGGATTTATGATGTATACAACGATGCAGGCTATGAACATATACTGAAAGACTTAGCCGATAAATTCCTCAACAAAGAATTTTTGAGTGAGGAAAACAAAAAAGGCATTTGCGGTTCAATCTACAGTGCAGACGGAAAGTTCAGATTTGAGGATTACGAAACCGAGGACGAATACGAGGAAGATTACGAATAGTAATATCATAAGCAAAATAAGCTGACCTAACGGCTATACGGGGAGAAAGGCAATAATCATGATAGCAATTGAAAATTACACCGAAACGGATAATGGTTTACTCAGATTGTGCAAGCATTATCGACTGCGTTGAAATTGATCCGAACCTCAGAGCAATCCTCAAAGATAAGCGATACAACGTTATCGGGTATGACTTTCTTACATTTCAGACATATTCCCAGTATGATTTAATCATTATGAACCCACCGTTTAAAAACGGAGAAAAGCATTTGCTGAAAGCACTTGAAATGTGCAAAATAGGCGGTCAGGTTTGTTGCATACTCAATGCTGAAACGCTCCGCAACCCTTGCAACGTATACAGACAGGATTTAGTCCGTAAACTCGCTGAATACAACGCAAGCATAGAATATATATCAAACGGTTTCACGGCTGCTGAACGCAAAACAGACGTTGATACAGCTATTGTATATGTTGATATTCCAGTACAACAATACAGCTTTGATGTATTCGACAGCCTTATTGCAAGTGAGGACTATAACGAGGTTCACAGCGAGTTCAACAATACACAGCTTGCGTTAAATGATGTAATAGATATAGTTCTGAAACAGTACAACAATGAATGCCGCTTAGGTCTTGAAATGCTGAACCAGTTTGATAGATTGGAAAGTATCATGCCGAAAAAGGAATTAGAAAAACCGCTTTTAAGTTTGGGTGTGAATACATCTGAAACAAATTTAATCGGTAAAGCATCAAAACAGAATTTGTATCTCAGAGAACTTAGATATAAATACTGGAACATACTGTTTCAGACAAACGAATTATCAAGGCTTTTCACAGACGGAGTAAGAGCGAAACTCCGTCAGGATATGCACCGTTTCAGGCACTATGATTTTACTCTCAGCAATATCAAGGCTTTACAAATGGAATTGTCAGCAAACCTTTCAGATAACATTGAGCAGGCAATATTAAGCCAGTTTGAAAGCCTTACATACAGTCACAGTATGGGAAAGAGCAGCAACGTCCACTATTTCAACGGTTGGAAAACAAATGATGCTTTCAAGATAAACAAAAAGGTCATTATCCCTTGCTATGATTTATTTGACAGGTTTGGGTACTGGAACGATTACAAAATATACGATAAACTTGACGAACTCGAAAAAGTGTTCACATACCTTGACAGTGGCAAAACAGAAGGTAAAACAATGGCAGAAATGAGAAGCCATTTATACGGTTACAAAAAGCCGAGTTATGCAGGTGAGCCGCTTGACTTCAAATATTTCAGAGTTGAACCAAAGAAAAAAGGCACTTTGCATGTTTGGTTTAAAGACCTTGAACTGCTGAAAAAGTTTAATATTTTCGGAGCGAATAAAAAAGGTTGGTTGCCGGACGGTTACGGCAGAAAAGCATATAAGGATATGACAAAGGAAGAAAAATCCGTAATTGATGATTTTCAGGGCGAAAAGGATTATAATAAGGTTATCGCAAACAGTACATATTATATGGAATTGCAGGCAGGAAATAACCTCTTGCAAATTGGAACAACGGAGGAATTTGTATGACATTACAGGAACAGAGAAAAAAAGCGAAATTCTCTCAGAGCGAACTTGCGGCCGTATCAGGAGTAAAACTCCGTACAATTCAGCAGTACGAAAACGGACAGCGTGACATTAACAACGCAAAACTTGACACATTATGCACACTGGCTCTCGCTCTGAACTGCACTTTGTTTGACTTGCTGAATGATGATCAGCTGAAAATCAAACTGAAAAAGACTACATAAGATTATGTTCCCGAAATTTATGTCGGGAACATAAAAACAAAGCCCTCACATTTCCGTGAGGGCTTCTTCTTATTCGTAAATATCAAGGCAATGTTCCCATGCGAGCCAGTAAAACTTCCCTTTATGGTTCAGCAGGTATTCAGCACCGAATTTCTTTGTTTCCTCAAAATTCTTGAAATCGTTCGGGTGTTCAAAACTCCAAAACATTCTTCTTTCAGTATTCACGAAGTCAAGGAAATCCGCTTCACTTTCAAACTCGTAAATTTCCTCGTCCTCGACATACTCTTTTAACTTTGCTTCATTGATTTTCATTTCTTTTTCCTCCCCTTTGTTTGGTACTCCTTAATTATAACACTTATGTAGTACAAAAACAACAAAAAAGTTAAATAATCTTTGTATATTTTGCATATTGCTTTTATACTACAAATGTAGTATAATATAAACATAAGATAAAGGAAATCTTAAATAAAACAAGCCGAAAGGCAGGAGGTAAATGTTATGCAGTACGTTATAGTTGGGGACACAAAAAATAACAAGGGTTGCTTGGTATGTGTTTGCGGTTGTTCTTTGGAGGTTGCCGAACGCACATTGAACAGAATGCTGACAGCACCGACAGAGAATGACCTCGCAGCTTCAAAAAACCACACAAACTTGAGAATAGAAGCTGTGGAAAGAAAAGAATGTTGGTGGCTTGACAGCACAAACTAAGCGGATAAACAACAAGCGGAGCGGAAACGCTCCGCAGAAAGTGAGGGAGTTATGAAAGAATACAAGGTATCGTATATGTTAGGAGATATGTACCACACATACATAGAAACAGCCGAAAATGAAGCAACGGCGATTCAGAAAGTCTTGAACCGTTTGCCTGACGAATGTATGGAAATAATGCACGACTTCAAAATTGAAAAATACATTCAGAAGTGGAACTAAGGAGGAAATCAGAATGTACATAGTAGCTTGCAAAAGCATGATAAGCGGTTTCCAGAGTGTATGCAAGGACGATAACGGCATAATAAAATTTGCAACAAGAGAAGCTGCCGAAGAATACGCACGTAAATGCCGTAATTCAATGAGCATCAATTATCATTACTGGGTAGAAAAATATTAAAAAGAAGCTCCTGATTTCTCAGGAGCTTTTTCTTAATTTATCAGTACAGACGGTATCACGCTATTCACAATAACCTTGCTTTCTGACACTTCATAAACTATGTTGTACGACTTGTAAAACAGCACTCTATACCGTTCATTTAGTCGGAACGGAGAACATCTGAAAGGGAATGTATTCAGCGTTTCTATGCTATTCAGAATACCGCTTACAATGCTTTTAGCTGTATTTTCTGATTGATATTCTGTGCTGATGTAGCTATAAATTTGTTCTATATCGTTTTCCGCTTTCTCTGTAAATCTGATCTCATAAATCATATTTCTTTTTTATGTCCTCAATTGATTTTGTCTTGTTCCCATTTTTCAGCTGTAGACGTTCACTTTCTAAAATGCTTTGTAACATTTTCAGTTCTTCTTCTTTTCTCATATACTCTGCATACGATTGTACAACCAAATGCCCTGCACCGTTTTTTGTGACGAATAGCGGTGATTGACTTTGCGTGCAATACTCGCTTATCTTGCTTGTGTTGCGTAATTCTGAAATAGGTATAATATCCATGTCAATTCCTCCTTTAATGCTATTATATGCTATGTACAAAGTTTTGTACATTATTATGCTCAAAGAAATAAAAATCAAGAGCGGAGCAAGTCCGCCCTTTTTTGTTAGCTGTTTCGGTTTGCGTCCTCAAGGATTGTACAGTACAATCCGCCACGCTCGTTATACAGCTTTCCTTTGCTCACTCGGTAATACAAGGCTTTCAGCTTCTTTTCTACTGCCTTTCTTTCTTCCTCTGTTTCAACTTCTTTCAAATCACCGAGCAGCAAGCATAAGCTTTGATAGAAGTTATCTGCAACCCTCTTGTATCCTTTGTAATCACTTCTTTGTTGATATTTTAGCATTTTGTTTTCCTCCTTAATTGGTATAATCTTATTATAACACTTTTGTGTTATAAGTCAACAAAAAAACACAATAAAATCAATAAAAGTTTATTTAAAAAAGCTATTGCAATTATAACACTAAAGTAGTATAATAATAATTGTAAGGGAGATACAAACCTTAACAAAAACCAAAGGGGAAATGGAAAAATGACATTTCAATTAGGACAAGTAGTAGTAACAAGAACAATCAACAACGATATCGCAGACAACAACAAGTTCGCAAGAGAGGTTCACGAAAGCCTTTCAAGATACATTAACTGCGACTGGGGCGATACTCACAAGGACGATAAACCTCTGAACGATGAAGCGGTTGCAAGCGGTGAGAGAATACTTGCGGCATACGAAACAAGCAAGGGCAAAATATGGATTATAACTGAATGGGATCGCTCGGCGACAACAATTCTTTATCCTGACGAATATTAATAAAAAAAGGGGCGGTGGTTCTCCACTGCCCCTGATAAAAAAAGGAGAAACGCAATGAAAATTATAAACGGCAGAAACTACTTCAATGAAAAATCACTTGAAGAAATGATTGAACACATTGAAAGCGGTGAAACAATCGGTATATACATTGACTGTATTGGACATACAAGAACAGCTTACGAAACGTCAGTATATGTTGATGAGTTAAAAAAGCATTTCGGCGACAGATTGATTATAGATAGCAAGACAAGTTGGACGACACTTTACAGATTAGCGTAAAACAAAAAATACCGCCTTTTTACAGGGCGGTATTTTGCATATATAAATTATACTATGAAACACTTAGACCGCCACTGTCGGTGCGTGTGGTGCGTGTCAGGGGCATATAATAGGAAGAACCCCGACACAACAATAAATCGTGTCGGGATTTTTCCGTTGTAACTCATATACTCCAAATGGGATATGATGCTAACTACACCCGATATTATAAAAAAATAGGGGTGTAGTTTTTGTTTTCGTCAATGTGAATTTCTTTTATAATTGAGTGCCATGCGGCCCTTTTATCCTCTCTGTTGAGTGTGCTGTAAATATCAAGTATATCAGAATTAAGGAAATCTTTCAGCTTGTTTATATCAACTTTGCTTTCCTCTTTATCGAGAGCGGCAAGCTTGATTTCAAGTGCTGAGTATTCTTTTTCATAAACATCAACTTTCATTCTGTTTTTTTGGAACATATAAGAAATGCGTTCCATTTCAGAAACAACCTCCGCACGGTCAAATTTAGGCTTTGTCTGAATACCTCCTGACAATTCAACCTCAGCAATATACTTTTCAAGTTCAGGCTTTATCTGCTCCAGTAGATACCTTTCAAGTCGCATTTCTGATGCACTGTGACGGTTCGCACAGTGGCGGTGCTTGTGTGCGTTATTACAGCGATAATAATGATACGTTTTACCGCCTTTGACGTTGTAACAGCTTGTCATGATACTGTTGCACTTATGACAGCGGATAAGTCCTGTAAAAAGATATACACGTCTTGTACTCGGTGTGCGGATATTTCCTTTTCTGATCCGTTGCACCTCGCTGTAAGTTTCAGGTGTGATATATGCAGGGCAATAATCAACAACACCTTTGTATTCGCCTTTGTAGTAGGTATTTTCAAGGACTTTCTGCACGGTGTTATATTTCATCTCATATTCTAAAACACTGTTTACATAGTAAGTAGCGGCTGAAATAGAATGATAAGTCAGGAAGTGTTCAAATATCGCTTCTACAATATAAGCCTTGCTTTCGTCCTTAATGACCTTTTTTGTGCCGTCAGGATTATCCCCGATTGTATATCCGAAAGGCTGAGTGCCGAATATAGGTTGTTTCTTTTTGACTTTATGGTCAAACGTAAACTTAATACGGTCACTGGTTCTGTCAGCTTCCTGCTCGGCAATAGAGAGCATTATATTAATCTTAAATCTGCCGTCTACCGTGGTTGTGTCGTAATCTTCAAGAATGGCTTTCCAGTGCGTATTGTTTAAGTCAAGTATCTGCTGTGTAGCGTGATACTCGGCTACTGAACGGAAATATCGGTCAAGCTTGATGAATGCAATCAGGTCAATTTCTCCTGCCTGCACATCGTTAAGCATACGTTGCATTTGAGGGCGGTTCTTTACTCTTTTTCTGCCCGATACTCCCTCATCAATGTACCACTCAACGATAATATATCCGTTTTCCTCTGCCCACTGTTTAATAGCTTCCTTTTGTGCTTCAAGTGAGTAACCATGTTTCACTTGCTCGTCATGTGATACTCGGACATAAGCGGCAATTCTTAATATTTTTTTCATTATAAAATCTCCTCTTGAAATTGCTATTTTGATATATTACTATAATTCTATTCTCTTTAAAGCGGGTGCTGCGTATGAATAGATTCATTGAAACTGTATTAAAATCTGCTGCAAGACGTGAGGGCATTAATGCAAAAGTCAACGTCAAAAAGAAACAGCGGGAGTCCCAGACGGCTCAAATCTGAGCCGTCTTTTATTTTTCAATTGAAAGATACAGCTTGAGTAATTCCTTGTATAAGTTTTCTTTTGCATCTTTCGATACGTCAGGACTATTAAAAACTTCTTTCGCTCTGCTTAAAAGTTCAAAGACCTCGTCCTGAGTTGCAACACCGAAGTAATCAAGACCTACTCCGTAAAAATCAGCAAGCATTTTGAGTTCAGGCAAATGTGGGACACGCCTGCCTACTTCATAGTTGCTTATAGTAGAACGATTAATTTTAAGCTTGTCAGCAAGTTCTTGCTGAGTAAGTCCCCTGCCTTTCCTCAACGTTTTTAATTTCGTTGCTATTTCTTTTTTCACAAAATTGTCACTCCTTTTTGAATGTAAATTCACAATTGGTTTTATACAATGTGATAACATTGTTACCAGTTTTACAAAACGTCTTGAAAATGTTTCATTGTGTATCAATTGTGCTGTAATAATTATACACTAAGTATGCTATTTGTACAAATTATACACTTAAACTTTGTGCAAAATGCGAATTGAAAAGTAATACATAATGTATTATAATTTATACATAGTCAAGCGAACATCAGTTCGATAAAGGCTGTGTATTCTGTGTCGTTTCGACACAAAATAATTAAAGAAGGTGATAATTTGAACAATTTAAGCAATTCAAATAAAAGGCTGAACCTTAAAATCTTTCGCCTTAAACAAGATTTGACACAGGAGCAAATGGCGGCTCGGCTGAATATTTCAAAGGCTTCTTATGTAGCCATTGAAAATGGCATGAGAAACGGCAATAGTTTTTTTTGGAACAACTTTCAGAAAACTTTTAAAGTTCCTGATGCTGAAATGTGGGAATTTCAAAAAAAATGGGGTGCAAACAATGAGTTATATTGAATTGCTTGACAAACTTGCTAAGAAAGTAGAAGCAGAAGCAATCAGCAAAAAAGAGGTTAAAGAAATCGTAAAAAAAATGGAGGGGATTAAATGAGAAGAGCAAGAGATATTTTCCCGTTTAACGTATTCGAGGAAATCGAAAAAGGGAACTCCGTCTATGCTGTTAATAAGGCATACCCAGCAGACGGAACATTAAATGTCAACGAAATACCGACAGAGTACGCAGTTCATCTGATAAAAGGCGGAAACGCTGTATTCTGGGTTCTTGAAATAGGGGAGGAAACAAACAATGGATAATCAGATCATAGTTGTTGAACAGCTTCCAGTAATCAGCGAAAAGCTGATGCAGATTAAAGAGGAAGTAACAGAAAAGGTTGCAGTTGCAACGGCTCTTGTATGCACCGAGGAAACAGTCAAGGAAGTAAAAAAGGCAAAAGCTGAACTTAACAAGGATTTTAAAGCGTGGGAAGAAAAACGCAAGGAAGTTAAGAACGCTGTAATGTCACCGTATGAAAAGTTTGAAGCGGTTTACAAGGAATGCATAACCGATACATATAAAGCGGCTGACAGTGAACTTAAAAGCAAAATTGATAGCGTAGAAAGCGAGCTGAAAGCTAAAAAGGAACAGGAAGTCAAGGAGTATTTCACAGAGTACCTTGCAAGCAAGGAAATTGACTTTGTGACATACGAACAGGCAAATATCAACGTCACACTTACAGCAAGCATGAAAAGCCTGAAAGAGCAGGCAAAGGCATTTATTGACCGTATTTGTGATGACCTGAACTTAATCGACACTCAGGAGCATAAGGCTGAAATACTGGTCGAGTATAAACAGTCGCTGAACGTTGCAAACGCTATCACAGCTGTTACAGCTCGCATGAAAGCGATTGAGGAAGAAAAGAAACGTCAGGAAGAAGCGGAAAAGGCTGAAATCGAAAAGCAGGAAGTTGAACAGACGGCAAAACTCACACCGCCTGCAATTGAAGCACCAAAGGTTGAAGAACCGGAAGAAGAATATGTATTGAAATTCACCGTTACAGCAACTATGGCAAAGCTGAAGGAACTGAAACAGTTCCTTGTGAATGGAGGTTATAAATATGAGTGATTTTTTCAAAAGATTAATTGCTTTTCAGAATGAGTTGAAAGCACCGAAAAGCCAGTACAACAGTTTCGGAAAATACAATTACCGTTCTGCCGAGGATATTCTTGAAGCAGTAAAGCCACTTGAAGAAAAGCACGGTATTCTGATATTCGTTTCTGACGATATTCAGATTTGCGGCGACAGAGTTTATGTGAAAGCAACGGCAACTGCCATTGATACAAACGGAGAATGCGAACCAGTAAAGGCGACAGCGTTTGCAAGAGAACCGGCAGACAAAAAAGGTATGGACGCTTCACAGATAACGGGAACTGCAAGCAGCTATGCAAGAAAATATGCTTTGAACGGTCTGCTTTGTATTGACGATACAAAAGATGCTGATACAGACCAGTACAGAAATCAGCAGAATAACGCTCCTGCACCGCCGCCACAGCCACAGACACCACCGCCAGTATGTGCAGACTGCGGAAAGCCGTTTGCAGGTTTTACAATGGACGGAAAACTTTATTCACCTCAGCAGGCATTTGAGGGAGCAAAGAAAAGGTCGGCTGACGGTATTGCAAGATGTAAAGAGTGCAGAGCAAAAATTGCACCAAAACACAAGGAATTAAGTATCAATGATTTATAAAATCATTGCAACAGGCAGTAGCGGTAATGCCGTAGTCTTGAATGATAATATACTAATAGACTGCGGCACATCGCTGAAAGCCTTATCAGACGTTAAAAAGCATATAAATCTTGTGTTACTTACTCATTGTCATTCTGATCACTTCAATAAAACAACAATTCGCAACCTTGCAGCTGAACGTCCGATTTTGCGTTTTGCTTGCTGTGAATGGCTTGTGTCGGAATTGCTTGACTGCAATGTGTCAGAAAGAAACATTGACGTTATGGAAGTTGACAAAGTATACAATTACGGTGCTTTCAAGGTGTCGCCTGTAAAGTTGTACCACGATGTTCCACAATGCGGTTGGAGAGTATTTGCGGGCGATAAGAAAGCAATATACATGACTGATACTTGTACGCTTGACGGCATAACAGCAAAGGACTATGACTTATACCTCATTGAAGCAAATTACAGTGAAGCGGATTTGCAGGAACGGATCAGAATGAAAGAGGAAATCGGAGAGTATGTGTATGAGTACCGAGTACCGCATACGCATTTGAGCAAGGAACAGGCTGACAAATGGCTGCTTGAGAATATGAGTGAAAACAGTGAGTTTGTTTATCTTCATCAACATAAAGAGAGGGAGTAAGGCAATGCTTGAACTCTTAATTGCTTTTATTGTAGGCGGTGCTTTTGGAGCGTTTGCAATGGCTATTTTAGCGGCGGCAGGTCAGGACGATGAAAGGAACGGCAGAAAGTGAATAACAAGGGGGTGTAATAATGAAGTTTGTTAGATGTAAACCAATAACAGACAACGGCAATGATGTTGTATATGTTAATTTGCAGTGCGTAAAACTTATTATGCGTGAAGAAAGAGAAGAAAGAGCAGCAATAATTGAAACATATGACGGCAAAACATACGAATGTTTTCACGATATAATTTGCGATGCCAAAATAAATGATTGCTTACGTGAAATTTAGATGAAAAGAGTGTCAGAAAGTGAAAGAGGTTACTTTTAAAAAGTCTGACTGCATAAAGGTAATAGCTGAAACGGCATCATATATTGACAGTTTGGACGATGAAAGACAGTACATATTGACAATCAAGGAAAAGAAGAACCGCAGGAGTTTAAACGCAAATTCTTATGCGTGGGTTCTCCTTGACAAACTTGCTGAAAAGCTGAACATAGCAAAGACTGACTTATACCGCCAGTATATAAAAGAAATCGGCGGTAACTGCGACACCGTATGCGTTACAAATAAGGCTCTCAATGACCTGCGGAGTGGTTGGGAGCATAACGGTATAGGGTGGCTGACGGACACGTTACCGAGCAAAATAGAGGGCTGTACGAACGTCATTCTTTACTATGGTTCAAGCACTTATGATACAGCACAAATGAGCAGATTAATCAATCTCATAGTTCAGGATTGCAAGGAGTACGGTGTGGAAACGCTTACACCTGCGGAGTTAAGCAGAATGTGCAATGAATGGGGGTGATTAAATGGAGTGTTTCCTTTGTGGCAGAAACGGAAACGGTGACAAACTTGATAAACATCATCTTTTCGGAGGTGCTAATAGAGCAAAAAGCGAAAAGTACGGCTTGACGGTTTGGCTCTGCCACGAAAGATGCCATATATTTGGCGAATATTCAGCACATCAGAACGGTGAGGTTATGCAATATCTGCACCAGTACGGACAGAAAAAAGCAATGCAGGAGCAGAACTGGACGGTTGAACAGTTCATTAAAGAGTTTGGGAAAAGTTATTTATAGGAGGTATTTTTATGATAAACAAGGTTATTCTCATGGGCAGACTTACAGCTGACCCTGATATCAGGCAGACACAGAACGGCACAGCGGTTGCAAAGTTTACAGTTGCAGTAAACCGCCAGTATGCAGACAAACAGACAGGCGAACGTCAGGCGGATTTCATCAATGTTAATGCATGGAGAAGTACTGCTGAGTTCATTGCAAAGTATTTTCACAAGGGAAGCATGATAATTGTTGAGGGCAGCTTGAGAAACAACAATTACACGGATCAGAACGGCGTCAAGCGTTATGAAATGTTCGTACTGGCTGATAACGTTACTTTCGGAGAAAGCAAGAGTGCAGCAGGCGGAGGACAGCCACAGCAGGCAACACAGCCACAGTATCAGAACGGCTATAGCAACTATCAGCAGCCACCACAGCAGGCCGCACCGCCACAGCAGATGCCTTACAACGGTTATCAGCCGCAGTATCAGCAGCCAACAGCACCGCCGCCACAGCAGAATGTTCAGATAGGCAATCTGAGCGACTTTGAAGTATTAAGTGACGGAGATGTGCCGTTCTAATCAAAAAAAGAGGTGATACAAGTGATTATAAATCATGCTTTATACTGGGAACAGATACCGATAGGCAGAGAAAATGCAATTGATTATGCAACGTTGTGTGGTATGTGGGACTGCAACGAAAGAGCAGCAAGAGCAATTATGCATGAGCTTTCTTGCTATGACAACGGTGACCCGTATATTCTTATTCGCAGTGGTAAAAGCAAAGGCTTTTACCGCACTGATGACCCTGCTGAAATTGAAGCATACAGGAGAGAATGCCTGAACAAAGGCAGAAGCATATTTGCACCTGTCAGGAAGTGCAACAGACTGCTTGCGGTTGACGATGCACAACTTGTCATGGACTTGGGTTTTCTTTACGATTAATTGTGCCATAACGAAACAAAAAAGAGTGGTTATTTCACTTTTTGAAATAACCACTCTATAAAAATAAACAAAATATTATATCAAAGTTTAGGTATTATGTCAATAGAAATGTGTTTGAAATTATGGTAAAATAATATTGTAGTAAAAAGCTACACGGCATATTGAAAATGAAATAGAGGTGATAAAATGCTTAGCAGCAACCTTAAAAAAGCGAGAGAAAGAAAAAATCTTACTCAGGAACAGCTTTCAGAGCTTACTCACGTTCACAGAGTTAATATTGCAAAATATGAAACTGGTATAGGAATTCCGTCAGTTGCGGTATTAGTAAGCCTTGCAGACGCTCTTGATGTATCGATTGACTGGTTAGTTGACAGGGAGGAAATAAAATGACGGCACATTATTTTGATGTTGAAATTGCTGAAAAGTACGGCATAAATGCTGCGGTTATTCTTCAGAACCTTGCTCACTGGATAAAGCACAATGAAGCGAATGAGATTAATTTTTATGATAACAACTACTGGACTTACAACAGCAAAAGGGCATTTGCTGAATTGTTCCCTTATCTCAGTGAAAAGCAGATAAGCACCGCACTCACAAAACTGATTGATAACGGCATTATCATAACTGGCAATTACAACAAGTCAGCATACGACAGAACATTGTGGTATGCACTCACCGAAAAGGGAAAATGCATTTTACATTTTGGCATAATGGAAGAACCGAAAATGTCAAATGGAAACGTAAAAAATGTCGAACCTATACCATATATAAACACAGATAGTAAACCAAATAATAAAACAAATAGTAAACTTCCTCACCCTGCCGATGAAATCATCAGTTATCTTAACCTCAAAGCAGGAACAGCTTACAAAAGCAAAAGCAAGGACACCCAGCAGCATATCAATGCAAGACTTTCAGAGGGATATTCTATTGAGGACTTTAAAACTGTCATTGATAAAAAATGTGCTGAATGGATCGGCACTGAATGGGAAAAGTTCCTCAGACCTAAAACCTTATTTGGCACTAAGTTTGAAAGTTATCTCAATCAGCGAGTAAACAAACAGACTGTAGGAGCAAACGGAATAGCGATTGTTCAGCAGTCAGAACCGAACATTCTTGACGATATTCTTAAGTGAGGTGAAAGAAATGCGTATACCTATAATCAAGATTAAAGACGGCGATTACAGCCACATTGTCGGAACAAACAGTCATGATATGTTGTATATCGAAAACAATGCCGTACATTACCTTAATTTGCAGTGTATGGACGGCACTCGCTATGGCGGAATGAAGTTCGAGGGCATTGAACCAGATGAATGGAGTTCGTTTTATAGCCCAACGGTTGAAATGGTGACAATCGAAGAACTGATTGAAATTGCAATTAAGAACTGCGAGAAATACGCTGAATGCAAGTTGAAATTGCAGGAGGTTATGGAAAAATATCTTGAAGCCAAAAAACAGGCAGAAGAAAAGACAAAAGACTGCCCGTTTGATACAACTGGAATGTTGATTTAAAGGAGGTGATAAAATGACAGGAATTGAAGAAAAAGACCTTTTATGGTTAGTAAATAAGGAACTTGAATCAGCAAACAAGCAGTTTCCTCTTTTTCACTCAGAGCATGAAGGATACGCAGTAATTCTCGAGGAAGTAGAGGAAGTCAAGGAACAGGTTGAGAACGTTGACAAAGTAATGAACATGATGTGGCAACACATTAAACTCAACTGCTTAGAACCTCGTTCATCAGTAATAACAAGCAAACTGAAAAAAGCTGCTCTCGACCTTGCAACCGAAGCATTGCAGGTGGCTGCTATGGCTCAGAAAATGAAAGTGTCAATGTATCTGAATAATTGCGAGGGAGGATTTATTGACAGTTGTAAAAAATGCAAACATCTGAACATTAGTTCAAACAATTTGTGCAAAATAAAAGGCTGCAAAATTTTTGACTACAAAGATGAGTGTGACAAATTTGAAAGCAGGTGTAAAAATGAGTGATATTCTCAAAACAGAATATTCTGAACAGTTTGATAAGGAAAGACAGCACAGAGTAGAAGTAAGTTACTACAAATACGGCTCTGCAAGAGATAATTTTGCAAGTGGTAGAGTAGATGCACTTGCAACTGCTGAACTTTGCTTAGAAGCGTTCAAGAAAGACCACAACACCGAACATCTTGTTGACGCTGCCAATTATCTTATGTTCAGATTTAAGTATCCTATGCCCGGCGAGTATTTCAAGCCTACTGACAGTGACGGCTCGGTAGGGACGGTGGGCACTCCAGTAAACATGGAATGAGGTGATTAATTTGAAATCGAGAGCAGTACCGACAAAGCGTGAAGCCGAAGCCCTTGCAGATATGGTGTATAAGGATACAATACAGGCTTTGCAGGACGAAACAGCGGTCGGAATTATTGCTACGGCTCGATTTTTCGGACTGGGTGAGAAAAGACTGAAAAGATATCTTGATTTCCTTGCAGAGGTCAAGCATGAGTACAACGTTCACAGCAAGGACGGAGTTCTGCGTGAAATGCTCGAAAAAGACCTTACAGAGCTTCACATTGCACCTGATACGATTTTCGAGAGTATCGACCCTATAGGAAAGACCGTGCGTGAAATCAAATCAGAGAAGAAAAAGTCAGCTGTAAGCATGGCAGAAGCAGCCGAGCTTGACAAAAAGCTGAGGGCATTCCGTGAGTTTATGGACAAGGAGGTAAAACCATGACTCAAAAGGAAAAATATTATTACAAGAAGTCAATCGGACTTTGTACTTATGGTTCATGTACAAATCCTAATGATGGTGGAACATTGTGTGAGTATCACCGCACCAAAGAAAGACTCAGAAAATCCAAAAGAAAAACTGGTATCTGGATTGAAAGCAAAAGCAAATCTGTACTTGAAAAGAAGTCAGAAAACACGCTCCATAAATTCTCCGAGATAAACGCAAAGGCAAGAGAGCTTCACATGACATACGGCGAGTATATGGCAAGCATGGAGGTAAAAGCATGACCGACAGATATTTCAGCTGTGCCTATAACAAGGCAAACGGAGAAAAATGTGTGCATAGAATTTGCAGCGAGTGCGAACGTTTCAGATACACCGACTGCAACGGCGTTGCACACTGCAAGTGTACAATGTCAGACTGTGAAAACTGTGAGGACTACATCAGCAATTCAGATGTAAGAGTCGCAAAAAAGGCTGAATCATGGTGCAATACCTGCATACATGGCTGCAAGAAATCGGAAAAAATTTCATTTTGCAGCCTTTATGCGGACAAGTATGAGCCTGTCGCTCCGCCTGACTTCCGGTACTGTGAAGCGTGCATACATACCTGTAAAAGGGGCGAATGGTGTCCGAATTTTTCGGTAAAGGGGGTGTAAACAATGGTTATCCTTATCAGTATTATCAGCGGCATAGCCCTCATATGCTGTGCAAATTCGGTTATTGATGATATCACGGACAAGATTTCAAAGCCTGATATCACAATGACTACATACAGCTTGATTGATGATCTTGATTTTATGATGGAGGTAGATAATAAATGAACTTTGGGAAAATTATAGATGAAGCAGCCGACAATGCGGCTCGCAACACAAAGATTAATGACAATGATTACATAAAAGACGGCTTGCTGCACTGTGGAAACTGCCATACAGCTAAACAGGTAAGAGTTAATTTTCTTGGTGTGGAGAAAATGCCCTTTTGCCTTTGCAAATGCGAACAGGAAAAAAGAGACGCAGAACTTAAAGAACTTAAGTACGCACAGGTTCAGCAAACAACAGAATTAAGACGTTACAAAGCATTTCCTGATTGCCAATCGAGGTGTACAACAGGCGAGGACATGAAAAACTGGACTTTTGCAAACGATGACTTGACAAATCCTAAGATTTCAAACGCAGCGAAAAAGTACGTTGATAATTTTGAAACTTTCAGGGAACAGGGAAAAGGACTTCTGCTGTATGGTACAGTCGGAACAGGCAAGTCATACATAGCGGCCTGCATTGCAAATGCCCTGATTGACAAAGGATATGAAGTACTGATGACGAACTTTGCACGAATTGAAAAGACCGCACACGGAATGCGTGACGACAAGCAGGAGTATTTCGATAGCCTGAATGAATATCCGTTGCTTATCCTTGATGATTTGGCAGCCGAAAGGGATACGTCATATATGCAGGAAATTGTATTCAACGTTATTGACAGCCGTTGCCGTGCAAATCTCCCCTTGATTATAACAAGCAACCTCACAAACGAAGAACTGAAAAACCCTGCAAATATAAGCAATCAGCGTATATTCAGCCGTGTGTTGAAGATGTGCCACCCGATAAAAGTTGAAGGAATTGACCGCAGAAAAAAAGCTGCTGTTTCAGATTACGTTGATATGCAGAAAATGTTAGGGCTTTGATGTGTCATAACGAAACATTTTAAGGTAAAATACATATGAAAATACTCGAGTTATTTTGCGGCACGAAGTCAGTCAGCAATGCTTTCAAGGAAAGAGGACACGAAGTATTTACTGTTGACTGGGATAAAAGTTTTAATCCTACTCTTTGTACCGATATAGGAACGCTCACGGCTGATGATATTATTCAGCTGTGTGGCGGTGTTCCCGATGTGGTTTGGTTATCCCCTGATTGTACAACGTACAGTGTGGCAGCTATAAGCAAGCACAGGCAGAGAGAACCAAACGGCAACCTTAAAGCAATAAGCAAGTATGCCGACTTTTGCGATAAGGTAAACGCTCATATAATCAATGTTGTTGTAAACGAACTGAAACCGAAATACTGGTTTATCGAAAATCCGAGGGCAGGTTTCAGAAAAATGAACTTTACAAAAGGACTGCCGAGATATACCGTTACATATTGCCAGTACGGTGAAAACAGAATGAAGCCGACAGATATATTCACAAATCATTCTGATCCACAGTTTATACCGCCTTGCAAGAACGGTGATAAATGTCACGAACCTGCTCCGAGAGGTTCAGCAACAGGAACGCAGGGCATAAAGGGTTCAACAGACAGGGCGAGAATACCAAAGTTATTATGCGAACATATCGTTGACATATGTGAATGATGTGTCATGATGAAACATTTTGAAAGGAAAAGCTAACGATGATTAAAATTCTTATAGGCGGTTCTCCTTGCACTTTTTGGAGTATTGCACAGAAGAACAACAGGGAAACTGAAGCTGAGGGTATAGGTTGGGAACTGTTTAAAAATTATCTTATTGCAAAGCAGAAATTCAAGCCGGATTTCTTCTTGTATGAGAACAACAAGTCGGCTTCAAAAGAAATCAAGAATCAAATAGGAAAAGAACTCGGGGTACATGACGGTCTGTTCTCATTAACAGAAGAAACAGGGGCAAGGTACATTGAAATTAATTCGGCTCTTGTATCGGCACAAACCCGACAGAGGTTTTACGTTCACAATTGCGGCGATGTAGGACAGCCCGAGGATAGAGGAATACTGCTGAAAGATATTCTTGACAGCGGTTGCGTTGATAGAGAAAAATCTTATTGCCTGAAACGTCAGTCAGGGAATACAAGAGATTATTTCAAAAAAGAAACATACTCAGATAGCGTGTGAACCTATCAGAATAGGTGATGTGGGAAGTTCAGCACAAGCACATAGAGTTTATTCCTGCAATGGCAAAAGCGTAACCATAAACGCAGGCGGTGGCGGTCAGGGCGGCAAAACAGGTTTGTATTTATGCCCTGTTCCTGATGAATTGATTGGTCTTGTTTGCGACAAAGGCAAAATATACGAGGTCAAGGACAAAAAGATTGATGTTAAGTTCAAAACATTTGACATAGACCTGCCGGACGGCTATTACATCATTCGTAAGCTGTCTGTCAAGGAATGCTGCCGATTACAGACACTCCCCGATGATTATTGCAGGGCGGTTTCAAATACTCAGGCATATAAAGGACTGGGAAATGGTTGGACGGCAGAGGTTATTATACATATTCTCAACGGTGCATTAAAAGACGTACCAAAGGACGAGGAAATCATTGTACTGTCAATGTATGACGGTATCGGAACAGGGCGGTATTGCCTTGATAAAATGGGCTTTACAAACATAAGATATTATGCTTATGAAATTGACAAGTATGCAAAACAAATCGCTATGAGCAATTATCCTGACATAATTCAAATGGGTGATGCTTTCGGATTAAGACACCCTGACTGGACAATCGGGTATTAATTGTGTCGGAATGAAACAAAATGAGGTGAATTGATGGGATATTTCATCATTAAAGCAAAATTGCCGTCCTTGAATGAATATATTAGGGCTTGCAGGGCGAACAGGTACGCAGGAGCAAAGTTCAAGGAAGAAATCGAGGAACTTATCGGGTGGAGCATTAAACAGGCTCAGGCGGCAGGGAAACTGCCGCCAATGGGCGATACTCCTTGCAGAATATACATTGACTGGCACGAAAAAACAAAAAGACGTGATGTTGACAACATACAGTCTGCTCAGAAATTTATTCTTGATGCACTTCAGACTTATGGTGTTCTCAAAAACGACAGCCGGAAATACGTCAAGCAGATATACCATACTGTCAATGATGCCACTGCTGATTATGTTGTAGTGAGGATTGAAAGCTATGAAAGCAACAGAGATAAAATCGAACTTGAATAAGCGTGTGAGATACATAAACAAGCAGGCGAATATTGATACTGACTACATCTTGACAGGAGCAATATTCAGAAAAAATGATAAAGAGTTTTATTATCAGGCTGAATTGCAGGATTTGAAAAGTAATAACTCGGTTATTATTTGCAGCCTTGAGGAAATCAAAGCCATTGAGGAGGAACACGATGGAAGAACTCAGTAAATGCTTAGAACTGCGGAAAAAGATAAATGACATTGAGGAAAAATTAGAGGATATTGCTTACAGCATTAAGTGTCCAAAAATCCCGACTGTTTCAGATATGCCGAGGTCTACTTCAATTTTAGGAAATCCGATTGAACGATACATAGAGAAGCAAGAGAAATATGAGAACGAAAAGCTTTTACTTGAAACGGAACTTAATATGAAGTGGAACTCAATTGAGAAAAAACTCATTGCCTGCGGTACTGAAAAAGCTGAAAGACAACTCATATACCTTAGATTTAATAGGGGCTACTCTTGGAAAAAATGCACGTCTATTATGAGAAATGCCGAGGGGCAAAAGTGGAACGAAAACAGGACATTTAGAACATACAGAAAAATCGTAAAAAAGTTACAAACTTAGGCTTGATTTTTTGGTTATGGTGCATATAGAAAAAAAGTTGATTTTATGCTACAATAGTATCATCAAGATAATTGTATAAAAACCGTCCCTATACTGTAGGGGCGGTTTTTTATTACACAAATTAAGTACAATACACAGCAAAGGACTGAATATATTGGCGGCAAAAACTCAAATTCAATATATCAATCTTAAAGAAATAATACCTTATGCAAATAACCCACGAAATAATGACGGTGAAGCTGTTGACAAAGTGGCAGCAAGCATTAAAGAGTTCGGTTTTAATGTGCCTTTGGTGCTTGATAAGGACAATGTTATTATATGCGGCCATACACGCTACAAGGCGGCTAAGAAACTGCATATTGACGAAGTACCATGCGTTTACGCTGATAAGCTTACTCCTGCTCAGGTGAAAGCATACCGCATTGCAGACAATAAGGTTTCAGAGTATGCAACATGGAATAATGATTTGCTGACAATTGAAATTGAACAGTTGCAGGAACTTGACTTTGACCTTGAATTGACAGGTTTTGAGATAACAGAAATATCTGATCTGATTAGCAATGATGAGGAAGAAGAATCCGAAGTTTCAGAAGCAAACTTCAATTATCAAGAGCAGTACGGTGTTATCGTGATGTGTGACGATGAAGAACAGCAAGAAAAGGTATACAATGAACTGCTTGAACAAGGCTACACTTGCAAGGTGGTGGCAACATGACAAAGATTGAAATTCATCATAGAACGAGTGATTTCAACAGCTATCGGGCTGCAAGGGTTAAAAGCCTTTTCAATGCAGAAAACGGCTGTAATTTTGACTTAACGGCTGATATTGATTTAAGCGGTGACTGGCAAATCGGTGTTGTTGTCGGTGCTTCCGGTTCGGGTAAATCATCAATCGGCAAAGTGATTTTCGGTGAAAACCTTATTCACGATTATTCCAAAGGGTGGGATAGAGATAAACCGATTATTGACTGCATTGCTCCTGACGGCGATTTCAACGAAGTAACAGGAGCGTTGGCAAACGTTGGGCTTGGTGATGTTCCTGCGTGGCTTAGACCGTTTCATGTATTGTCAAACGGTCAACAATTCCGTGCAGGTCTTGCAAGAGTAATCTGTGAAAAGCCTGAAAAGGTTGTAATTGACGAGTTTACCTCGGTAGTTGACAGACAGATTGCAAAAATCGGCTCTCAGGCATTCCAAAAAGCATGGAGAAGAACGAACCCGAACGGTCAGGTTGTACTACTTACACCACATTATGATATTTTGGACTGGGTTCAGCCGGACTGGGTATTTGATACAACTGCTCATAAGTTTGAAAGGGGAAATCTCAGGCAAAGACCAAAAATTAACCTCGAAATTTTCAAGACGAACAGCAGTTACTGGAAATACTTTAAGCCGCATTATTATTTAGATTTACCAATGCCGCCAGCAGCTGAATACTTTGTCGGAACTGTAGACGGTGAATTAGCTTGTCATTTAGCTGTAGCACCAATGTTCACAGCGAACGGCTACAGGGCAACAAGACTTGTAACAATGCCCGAATGGCAAGGGGCAGGTGTAGGCTTCCGTTTCCTTAACTGGGTAGCAGAGTATCACTTGCAGGGCAACGGCAGGAAAAACAAAAAATTTACAACGTTCTTCCATACCTCACACCCTCAACTCTGTAATGCTTTAAGGCACAGTAAAAAGTGGCGACAAACAAGTGCGAACTTGTACGGAGATAACAAAACAAGAAGCATGAAAAGCATTAATAAATCTCACACAAAAAGCAAGGGGAATAGTAAAAAAATGAACGGTATCGGTTACGGCGGTCATTTCAGGGCGGTACAGGGCTTTAAATATGTAGGTGATAAGCTGTGAATATTTTTATATGCGGTCAGAGAACGTTCGGGAAAGAGGTATTAAAGGCTCTTTACGAGCGAGGACATAACATTGTAGGAGTAGCACCGCCACCGCAAGAGAAATACTATGACAAAATGCAGGGCTTGGCTATTCGATACGGAATAAAATGCGTTTCCGATTGTGACAAACTGGTATCAGCTGATATTCCCGACAATACCGACCTTGTAATTGCTGCTCATTCCCACTGGTACATATCAACAAAGATTATCGAAAAGGCAAAGCACGGCGGTATCGGCTTTCACCCTTCCTTACTTCCCCGACACAGAGGGCAGGACGCTGTAAGGTGGACTGTGGCAATGGGCGACACTATAACGGGTGCAACGGTATACTGGCTTGACGATAAGGTTGACGGTGGGGATATTCTCTTGCAAAAGCATTTGTTTGTCGATAAGAAGTGGGATTATCACAGACTTTGGAAAGAAATATTCCCGATTGGTGTTGACATGATTTGTGAAGCTGTGGATCAGATTGAAAAAGGAACGGCTCAAAGGATAAAGCAACAAGAGCAGTTTGCAACTTTTGAACCGTCATTCAATAATACAAGGCTTAAACGGAATGAATTAACAATGATTGAGTAAAAAGTGGTGGTGATATGACAAACAGCAAAACAAGAAAGAACTGGACGAAAATCAGAAATGAGTATGTAAACGGATATATGTCTTATGCCGACTTAGCGAAAAAACACAAAGTCGGCTTTTCTGTGATTAAGACAAGGGCCGCAAAAGAAAAGTGGTATGAATTGCGTAAAAAACAGCGTGCAGAAATAGTACAAATCACGGACAAAAAAACCGCTGATCGCATTTCTGACCGTGAAGCAGACCGACTTGTGCGTATGCAAGCAGTGACAGAAAAGCTTATTGATAAGATAGAGCAACTTACAGAACAGCTTGATTTATGCCTTGCAAGAGATAAAAGGATATATTATCAAGAGGCTAAGGATAAGTCAGGAAAATCGGTGCGAGTAAGGGTTGAGGAAGATGCACCGAGGTCAGTCAAGCTTGATATGATTGATACAGCAAGGCTGAAACAGCTTACAGGAGCATTGAAAGACTTAAGGGATATTCAATTCACAAAGCAGAGCGAAGAAGAAATTGCAGACGGCATTACATTTGTGGAGGATTTGCCCGATGAGTAAGCAAGTATCATTAAAAAAAGTTGTCGGCGGTTCTTATACGAAGTTTTGGAACTTCAAAGGCAGGTATAGAGTATGTAAAGGCTCACGAGCTTCAAAAAAATCGAAAACCACTGCATTATGGTACATTTGCAACATAATGAAATACCCGAACGCAAACGCTCTTGTTATCCGTAAGACGTTCAATACAATGCGTACATCGGTGTTTACAGACCTAAAATGGGCAATACATAGGCTCGGTGTCGATAAATACTGGCAATGCACAAATAGTCCTCTCGAAATGACGTACAAGCCGACAGGACAAAAGATATATTTCAGAGGTCTTGACGACCCTTTAAAGATTACATCTATTTCTGTTGATGTAGGTGTATTGTGTTGGTGTTGGATTGAGGAAGCGTATGAGATAACCAAAGAGGAAGATTTCAACTTTATTGACGAGTCAATCCGAGGTGTAGTTGAAGCCCCTCTCTTTAAACAAATAACGATTACATTAAATCCGTGGAGTGAAAGACATTTCATAAAGCGAAGGTTTTTTGACGTTGTAAGCGATGATATTCTTGCAATGACAACAAACTACCTTTGCAATGAGTGGCTTGACGATGCCGACAGGCGAATGTTTGAGGATATGAAGAAGAACCGACCGAAACGTTATCAGGTTGCCGGATTAGGTGACTGGGGAGTTGAGGAAGGTCTTGTATTTGAAAACTGGCACGTTGAGGATTTATCGGACAGAATACCGACATTTGATAAAATATATTGCGGTTGTGACTTTGGTTATGCAGTCGATCCGAACGCATTGATTAAACTGTATATCAATAAAAGCCGAAAAGAAATCTATGTGTTTGACGAGTATTATCAAGCAGGCATGAATGATGATGAATTGTTAAGGGTGTGTAAGAAGTTTTTCGGCAAACAGATTGTAACTTGTGATAGTGCAGAACCTAAGACAATTGACTTCCTTGCTTTGGGCGGTATTAATGCTGTCCCTGCCATAAAAGGTGCTGACAGTATCAATCGTGGTATCAGGTGGTTACAAAGCTATGAGATTATTGTTCATAAGGACTGCGTACATTTCATTGATGAAATATCTCAGTACCACTGGTTACAAGACAAAAACGGCAACACCATGTCAAAGGCCGCCGATGAAAACAACCATTTGATTGATGCCCTGAGATATGCAATAGAAAGTGAAACATTTGCAGGTGAAGCAAGTGCAGGTGCAAGGTTGAGGTGATAATATGTGCAATCATGAAACAATAAAGGTCGGTGAAGTTAAAGTATGCAGGAAATGCGGACTTACTATGATAGATGGTAAGCCCTTTTTCGACAGGCGGTTTGTTAATTGCAAACCAAAGAAAGGCGGTAAAAAGAAATGAACGGTAACAGAAATTTAAGACAGCTTTACCCTGACTTTACAAGTGAGTGTGAAGCTATCAGGGAGGGCGGATATTCTCTTGACCTGCTGTATAAAATAATCAATAAGCACAAACCAAATTCATTATATAACAGGGGCTTATACAATCGTTATCAGACACTTGACGGAAGTGTACCTATTATGCAACGACAGCCGAGGTTTGAAGAAGAAAATCCGATTAACAACAGGGTAAATAACGATTACTTTTCAGAAATTGTTGATTTCAAGACAGGCTACTTTGCAGGCAGACCTATTGCGTATGGCTACAGCAAAGGTGACGAAGCGGAAGCTGCCACAGGCGGTGAGTACGGTGTTGAAAATGCGGCAAAGGTAGTCACCGACTTTGTAACACGAAATAATATGTACGGTGTGGATATGGAAATAACAAAGTTTGCGAGCATATACGGATATGCAGGCAGGCTTTTTTATATTGATACGGACGGCAACGAGAGGGTAATGCCAGTACACGGATATGAAACTATCATATTATCAACGACCGATATTTCAGAGCCTGAATATGCAGTCAGATACTTCTATACGCTTGATATTAACGGCTGTAAGGTGTGGACTGTAGAATTTTATGACGATACAAACGTGACGATATACAAAGGCAATCTCACGAACCTTGAGGAAGTTGAAAGCAGACCTCATATGTTTGACTATTGCCCACTACAGGGCATTGCAAACAATGCTGAAATGTTAGGCGATGCCGAAAAGGTATTATCACTTATTGATGATTATGACAGAGTTCTTTCAGACAATTCAAATGAAGTTGAAAGCTTTGCAAATGCCTACATGGTTTTTGAAAACCTGAACATTGATGCTGATACAGTAAGAGAATCACAAAAAACAGGTACTTTCTCATTCAGACAAATGGGTACACAGCAGGGTAAAGTGTATTTCTTGACAAAGAATGTGAATGATGCATTTACAGAACATCATCTTGAACGACTGGAAAACAATATCTATCGTTTCAGTAAAACACCGAACCTCAACGATGACAGTTTCGGTAGTGCAAGCGGAATTTCCCTTAAATTCAAGCTGCACGGACTGGAAACAAAGTGCGGAATGTATCAGGCACAGATGATGAATGCAGCACAATTCATGTGGAGATTGCTTGCGTCAGCGTGGGCAAAGCGTGGAAACAAAGTCGATCCGTTGCAGGTTACAATGGATTTCAAAAGGAATTTTCCTCTTGACACACTTTCGGAAGCTCAAACGGTGCAGGCTCTTGTTTCAGCAGGTATTCCAAAAGAGGTTGCATTCAGTCAGTTATCATTTGTTGACGATGTTGACTATGTTATGGGCATGATTGAAGCCGAGCAGGACGGAATACCTGACTTAGACGATATTCCCGATGATGAAGAACCTGCTGACGATGAAACAATAAAAGGTGAGGAATAATGACTGTCCCTGATAGAGCAAAACTTGCTGAATTGTTTGCAGAAATGCAGAGAATTGAAGAACATCGCTCGGTCACTGCCGAAAAGGAAATACAGCAGGCATACAAGGCAATACTTAAAGATTTAAGAGAATTTTTAGGTGTAGAGTATGCGAAATATGCGGAAGATGATGTGCTTACATACTCGATACTTGCACAGAAAAATGAGTATGCACGTTTTCTCGAAGAAGTGCAGAAAATGATAAATTCAAAGTACAAAAAAGTAAACGAAATCATTACAGAAACGGTTACTGGAATGTACAGCATGGCATATCAAGGCATGGTTACTGCTGTATCAACAGCGGCAAATGATGCACAGCTTAAAATGCTTTTAAGCGGCATTACGCTTGTGTCAGCAGAGGTTGTCAAGGCTGCGGTTAATAACTCCGTAAGCAAACTGACACTTTCAAAAACACTTGAAAAGAACCGCAAGCAAATTATATACAACATAAAAAGCACTATCACAAATGGACTTATGAACGGTGATAGAATGTCAACAATGGCAAGCAAGATACAAAATGATGTTGGTATGAATTATCGCAAGGCTACGCTTATTGCAAGAACTGAGGTACATAGAGTGCGTGAAACAGGTCATAATGATGCCGCAAATGCTATTGACAATACTCTTGCGGAAGCGGAGAGCGATTACAGAATGGTTAAGGTGTGGAAGTCTATGCGTGATGAAAGGGTAAGAAGAACCAACAAAGCAGATCACAGAAAAATGAACGGTCAGGTTGTTTTGCAGGAAGAAGATTTCGACTTAGGGCGTGGAGTTACTGCACCATGTCCGGGGCAATCAGGCACAGCATACAATGACTGCAATTGCCGTTGCTATGTATCTCATGACCTTATGAATGACGAGGAATTTTTCAAGGCAACAGGGCGACATTTCACAAATCTCACAAATTAAAGCTTAAATTTATGTGCATTTTGTCAATAGAAAAAAAGTTGAAAAAGGCTTATAATTATATTGTGCAAAAGGCATAACTACTCCTTAAGTTTTAATAATCATTAAAAGACCGTTTCTTTTGAAGCGGTCTTTTTGCTGTACGCACAAAGAACATCTATAGGGTGTTCGGCAAAATTTCTATACGGAATTTGGAGGACTTTATGAAAAGCAAATTTTTAAAACTCAATATGCAGTTTTTCGCTGAAAGCGGAAACGATGCAGACACAAACGATACAGGTGATACAAACAATACAGCCGATAAGGGCGATAGCGGTTCATCGGCAAACAATACAACTGCTGAACTTGACAAACTTGTACAGGCAAGGGCAGACAAGCTTACTGCTGAAATGGGCAAAAAGAATGCTGCATTACAGAAAGAACTTGACAAGCTGAAAAAGGAGAAAATGACAGCTGACGAACTGAAAGCACATGAAATCTCCGAAAAAGAAAAAACGCTTGCAGAACGTGAAAAAATGCTTGCTGACAAGGAAAATAGACTGCTTGCTATCAAAGCAATCAAGAAAGCAGGGCTTGACGATGGAAGTGACAAGGCTCTTGAACTTGTTGATTTTGTCATGGGTGAAGATGAAGAAACAATCAACAACAAAGTCAATGTTTTCGGCGAACTTGTGAAAAAGTTTGTTGCGGCAGAGGTTGACAAGGCATTCAAGAAAAACGGCAGAAATCCAAACAGTGGGAACAACGGCAGCGGCGATGATAACAAAGGCAAAAGCACCGTTGCGGAACAGCTTGGAAAGGCAAGAGCCGACAAGCAGAAGAAATCAAACGATATTCTTAAACTTTACACAGGAGGTAGATAATAATGAAATTTAAGAATACAACCATTGCAGGAACAATTGAAATTCTTGCAAACGACCATTATTCAGCAGTGCCTTATGACTGTTCAAACCTTACAGCAGACAGTGAAGGCATTGTAAAGGCAGGAACTATTGTACCTGCAAATGACGCAACGGCAAAGGGCGTACTGCTCTATGACGTGAAAAAAGCAGACAATCCGAATGGTGCAATCGTGGTACACGGTACAATTAAGATTGACAAAATTCCTGCTACACCTACAGCAAGTGCAATTTCAGCACTTAAAAATATCGCATTTGTCGATATTGCAGGAAATTACCCACCACAGACTTACACAGTAACTTATGATGCGAACGGCGGTACTGGTTCAATTACAGACAGTTCCTCGCCTTATGCCATTGGTTCAACTGTAACTGTTAAGGCTTCAACAGGTCTTACACCACCGTCAAGCAAGGCATTCTCAAAGTGGAATACAAAGGCTGACGGTTCAGGCACAGATTATGCAGCAAACGCTACATTTGTAATCGGCGAAAATACTACCCTTTATGCAATTTGGGCTTAATTAAGGAGGTAATATAAACTATGAAACTTTCAGACGTATTTACAGCGAAAGCAATCGCTCTCAATTATACAAACGCTGCAAGTAACGCTATTCCTTATCTCGGTACAGGCTTTTTCCCTGCTCAGAAAAAGGCAGGACTTGACCTGAAATGGATTAAAGGACATAACGGTCTTGCAGTATCTCTTATGCCGTCAGCATTTGATGCAAAGAGTACATTCCGTGACAGAGTAGGTATTTCAATGAGTGAAACTGAAATGCCGTTTTTCCGTGAGTCTATGCTTGTCAAGGAAAAGGACGAACAGGAAATCATGCGAGTGCAGGACAGCAATGACCCTTACGCTACACAGGTACTTGACAACATTTTCAACGATACAAAGACACTTGTAGACGGTGCAAATGTAGTGCCTGAACGTATGATTATGCAGTTGCTCGCACCTCTCAACGGCAATGTAGGCATTGAAATCAAGGCAAACGGTGTTGATTATACATACAACTATGACCCTGACGGCAGTTGGAAAACTGAACACTATGCAAAAATTGAAAGCACTGCTGACAAGTGGGACGCTCCGACAACCTGTGACCCTCTCGATGATATTGAAACAGCACTTGACGCACAGGAAACAGTAAGCGGAAACCGCCCTGAAATCCTGCTTATGTCAAAAGCTACATTTAACCTTATTAAGAACTCTGAAAAGGTAAGAAGCGGTATTCTTGCACAAAATACAACAGCAAACGTCAACTATACATCTGCAAAGGTTAAGCAGTTTGTAGAAGAAGAACTCAGCGTTACAATTGTTGTTTACAACAAACAGTTCAAAGATGAAAGCGGCACAGCTAAGAAGTTCTATCCTGACGGCATTGTAATGATGTTGCCAAACGCTTCAATCGGCACAATGTGGTATGGCACAACTCCTGAAGAAAGAACTCTTACAAGCAAAGCTGATGCAGATGTATCAATCGTTAATACTGGTGTAGCGGTTGCTGTAACAATCACCGATGACCCAGTAAACACAAAGACAACAGTTTCAGAAATCGTTCTGCCGTCATTTGAACGCATGGACGACTGCTACGCACTTGAAGTAATTTAGGAGGTGATCCGATTATCTCCCTGACCGAGGGTAAGAGGCGGAGGGTGGAATAGTAAAGGACGATTTATACCGAGTGGGTACGGTGTTCTTTGATGTTTTAAGGAAGTGAATTTATGAATTTCGGAGAAGCAATAAAGGCTCTTAAAGAGGGCAAAAAGGTTGCAAGAAGCGGTTGGAACGGTAAAAATCAGTACGTTGAACTTGCAACAAATATCTCTTACAAAAATGCAGACGGTGAAATTATCAACTGCGAACATGAAGCTATTGGAAACAAGGCACTTGCATTTGTAGGAACAAGCGGCATTCAGATGGGTTGGCTTGCAAGTCAGGCGGATATGCTTGCTGAGGACTGGGAGGTAGTTAAATGAAATATCCATTTGCAGTAAAGGTAAACGGCAAATTCTACAGACCAAATACAGAAATCCCTGAAACTGTTTCCAAAAAGGAAAAGGTTGAGGAAACTCCGAAAAAGGTTACAGAAAAGCCGAAAAAGACTGCTGAAAAGTAGGTGTTGAAATGACAGTAAGTGATTTTATAAATGCAGGGATTGCAATTGATGATACACCTACAGCGTTGCTGTATGCAGAAAGTGCAATTGACTGGATTGAACAGAATACAACACTTGTTGTTGACCGTACAAACCTTTCAGCACTTCCAGCAGGAGCAAAGCTGTTTATTTTGCGTTATGGTGACGTAATGCGTACCGATACAACGGTAACAAGTGAAAGTTTAGGTGGAATGTCGCAGAGCTTCAGCACTGAAACAAGAAATAGCCTGCTACTTGACCTCGCTTATGACCTGCTCGGAGCATATATAAAATCGCAGGTCACATTTACGGCCGCACAAATCAGGTGGAAATACCGATGAGAGCAAGACTTAATGTGCGAATAAATCGTCTGCCGGAAATGCAGGCAAGAATTGAACATATCAACGGCAAGGTTATAAGAGTAGGTGTGTTAGGCGAGCAGGCATGGTTGGCAGCTATTCATGAGTACGGTTGCCATATAAGAATCACACCGAAAATGAGAGCGTGGTTACACAGGAACGGTTTGCACGTCAAAGACAGCACAACCGAAATCGTGATACCTGAACGCTCTTTTTTACGTTCCGGTTTTAATGAATGTTATCCAAAAGCGGTTGATAAAGCAGAGCGGATTTTACCGCTTGTGCTTGACGGTAGAATGAGTGAGGAGCAATTATTTGAGGTTATAGGCACACTTGTAAGGGACGGCATAAAAGACTATGCTGTTGAACTTAATTCACCGCCTAACCATTCATTCACAGTTGACAGGAAAGGTTCGTCAAATCCTCTCGTTGACACTGGGGATTTAATCGGATCGATTGAGTTTAAGGTGGAATGACATTGAAACTTTACAATTTCAATAGACTTATAGACAAATACAGCGTTGAATTTACGCTTGTAGTGGCTTCTGAGGGGCATTATGACGGCGGCGAATACGTTAAGGGGGCAGAGGTCGAAACGGCTTGTAAAGGTGCTATTGTGCCGATTTCTGATAGTAAGATATATCAGAGTGGCGGAACACTGACAACCAAAGACCGACAGCTTTTCATGCGAGTACCTATAAATCAGCCTTTAAAAACCGTAAAAGTGCGTTTCAAGGGCAGTGCATACAGCATAGAACAGGAAACAAACTTTGACGATTATTCAGATGCATATATTTATTTGCTGAAATGGGTAGGTGGGTTAAGTGATTGATTACAAGGCAAAGAAAGATGTTATTGTGAACAGCTTGCAGGAATGGCTTAAGCAAAAAGGTTATACTTGCCCCGTTGTATTAGCAAATCAGGTCACACCAGTACCCGAATACCCTTACATTTCTTTTACAGTAATTAATCCTATCGTAGAAAATAGGAAAGGCTACAGCGTGACTGGCGGTACAAGGTTTAAACCGTTGTCACAGATATGGAGCTTTACCGTTCAGTCCGACAAAAACACTGAATCAGTAGAGATTGCGTTGCACGCTTATGACTGGTTTGCAAGTGCAGGGCTTGAATATTTAGGCGATAACGGTATTGCTGTACAGAGAATTGGCAACATCAACAACAGAGATAATCTGTTATCAATCGAATATGAATACAGGAACGGTTTTGACGTTACATTCTCAATTATAAGCACTGTTGATGATACAACAGGAGTGATTGAGGAAGCAATAATAACGGCAAACCGTGAAGTAATAATTGACGTTACTAAGGAGGTATAAAGAATGTCATACAATGATGTAACTGTCAAAATTGACGTAGCAAGCCCTATCGGTGTGCTTGGCTTTGGTTTTCCTCTTATTTACGCAAAGGCGGCAACAGGTGGCGGATATGATTACGCTGAATGTAACAGCCTTGATGAAGTCGTAGAAGCTATTGCAGGCTTCGCAAGTTCAGATACTGAACAGCAGAGAAAGACAAAGACTACAGCGGCAAAGGCAACGAAAACTTACAAGGCGGCTGAACTTATGTTCAAGCAGGCTGATCCACCGTCAAAAATAGCTGTATACAGTACTGCTTCAGCGGCTACAACTGCACTTGCAGGTGTGATTGACGAAAACTGGCGACAGCTCATTGTTACAGCCGAAACAGGCGAAGATGAAGTTGCAACAATCGCCGCCTATATTGAGAATACAGACAAGATGTATTTTTGCAGTACAACCGATTATACAAGCGTTTCAATTACAAGTTACGGTCGTACAATCTGCTTGTACTATGCTGACGGTGTAGATAGTGACAGCAAGCCTACATCTTCGGTTGTGTGTCCGGAAGCTGCAATTGTAGGTGCAGTAGCAGGCAAAACGGCAGGTTCAGTAAACTATAAGAATATGATTATCGCAGGTCTTACACCTCTTGCACCGACCACAACGGTACTCAATGCAGTACACACAGCAGGCTGCCTTACAATCGTTAAAAAGTCGGGCGATATTGTAACCACCAACGGCAAGACTGCGAACGGCGATTATGCCGACATTACAGACGGTAAGGATTATATCATTCAGCAGGTAACATATCAGGTGCAGAAAGTCCTTAATACCAACGACAGAGTGCCTTACACTGACGCAGGTATTGCGATGCTTGAAAGTGCTTGTGTAAATGTTATGGTTGACGCTTACAGCAACGGCATTATCGGCAATAATGATGATGACACTCCTGCTTACACGGTGACATTCGGTCTTAAATCCGAAACAACTGCGGAGGACAGAAAAGCAAGAAAATATATTCTTGGTTCGTTTACATTCTCCGTAGTTGGTGCTGTTGATACGGTAGAAATCAAAGGCACAATCGAGATATAAGGAGGTTAAACTATGGCTATTACACAGTACAATCCAAAGGACGTAGCGGTTACAATCGACAACTTTTATGTTACAGGCTTTGGAGAAGATATGATTACAGGTTCTAAGGACGAGGAATTTTCATCAGCTACAGTCGGTTGCCTCGGTGACGTAGTGAGAAATGAGATTAACAACGACCTCGGCACAATCACAATGACCGTGCAGGGTGGCAGTCCTCAGATGAGAACACTGCTTGAATACGCAAGAAGCCGTAAAATGTTCCCGATTTGGGTTGCGAATAAAGTAATCGGCGAACGCTTCGGCGGCACTCAGGCAGAATTTAAGAATTATCCTGAACTGGCATACGGTACAGAACTTGATGACAGAGAGTTTGAAATTTTAGTTTACGATTACACGGTAGAGCCGTGTTAAATAGTATTAAAAATGTAAGGGAGCGTAACAGCTCCCTTTTTGTTATAGGAGGAATATTATGAAACCATATACAAGAGAAAAAGAAATCAACGGTAAGAAATATGTTGCACAGTTCAACGGTCTTAGTGCGGCCCTTGACGCTATTGATAACAGCTATCTTAATGATAAGAGCGACAGAATTTCCATTTCCAAAATTTCAGGTTACATCTTCAAGAATGTAATTGTTGAACCTGCCGGACTTTCCGCAGATGATTTTGACAGTTTCGAGGAACTTAATGAGGTTGTACGTTGGGGAATGGCGGTAATGCAGGGCAAGTTTCGCAACAGCGAGGACAAAAAATCAACTGATAAATAAGGCTAATAAGCGTTGGAATATGTGGCGGTTAGTGTTTTCGGGCAAAGGCTTTGATTATGATACTGTTTTTAACTGTATGACAATGGACGAAATTGACGAAGCCAATGCCGCCCTTGACATTTATATCAAGGAGGAACGCAAACAGCAGAGAAAGAAAAGGTAAGGGGGTGAAATAGTGTCTGATGTTATCAATAGCAGTTCGATTGAACTCGAATTTGACATTGATGGTAGCCCTCTTACTCAATTAATATCTGATATTAACAACCTGCAAAGTGAAGTTTCGGGGTTATCAGATCAGTCACTTGTAGAACTCACAGCAACTGTAAATAGTGCAGGAAATGCGGTTGAAAGTACAACAGGCGACTTACAAGACCTGCAAGACACAGCAAACGGTTTAACTGATGATGCGGCCAACAGCTTAACAGAAACTGTTGCAGATTTAGGCGATGCCAGTAATACAGCGGCTGATGAATTGCAGGACGTTACTGATACTGCAAATAATATACCTGCCGATAGTGCGGAAAGGCTCATAAGCGATATACAAGCGTTGTCAAGTACAAGTCAGGTCACAGAGGGGACATTGCAAACTTTAAGGCAAAGAGCCGAAAACTTAGGCAACGTTACAGGTGCTGACGAATTGCGAGCAGAAATTGACCGTGTCAGCAACCAGTCAACTATTACTGAGAGCGATTTGAGAGCATTGCGTCAGGCGGCAGGGAATGTAGGAGATGTAGAAGTAGGCGACTTGGCAGGAGATATACGAGCAATATCAAGTGCAAGTGAACTTACAGAAGCAACATTACAAAACCTCAGACGTAGAGCAGAAGCACTTGGGAATGCTACAGGTGCAGACGAGTTGCGAGCAGAACTTGAACGAATCAGTAATGAATCACAAGCAACAAGCAGTGACTTGCAAAGTTTGTTAGGGGCAGCCAACAGGTTAGGAAGTACCAATGCTGACAACCTTAGCCGAGATATTGACAATGCCGATAACTCAACGCAAGGGCTGTTAGGCAGAATCAGACAGCTTACACGAGGTCTTAGAGGTGCAAGAGGTGGCACTACTGAACTTGGAGAGGGGTTTGATGACGCAAGTGACGGTGCTGATGGTGTAGGAAACGCAGCAAACAAAGCCAAAACCAGAGTACAAGCTCTCGTTAAGGCTCTCGGTAGCGGAATGAAATCAACATTAGGTGGCATTGCTTCCGTTACAAAAGGTCTTGGTTCTGTTGCAAAAGGTCTTGTAAAAGGTCTTGCTGCTGCTGGAGCAGGGGCAGCTACAGCGTTTTTAACAGCAGGTGCGACATCTCAGGAATTTATCGAGGATATGGGTAAGCTTGAAACTGCTTTTACTACTTCGGGATATTCTGCTGAAACTGCACAAAAGTCATATCGTGAAATGGTTGGTATTCTCGGTGAAACGGATCAGTCCGTTGAAGCAGTCAACCACTTAGCGAAATTAACCAACAGCGAGGAAGAGCTTGCACAATGGACTGACATTGCAACAGGTATTTATGCAACGTTTGGTGACAGTTTACCGATTGAGGGCTTGACGGAAGCGGCGAACGAAACGGCAAAGGTCGGTCAGGTTACTGGGCCGCTTGCAGACGCACTCAACTGGGCAGGCATATCAGAGGACAAATTCAATGAAAAGCTTGCTGCTTGTGGTAGTGAGCAGGAAAGAGCAACGCTTATCACTCAGACTTTAAGTGATACCTATATGGAAGCTGCCGAAGCCTACAGGGAAACGAACGGTGACCTTATAGCTGCACGTCAAGCTACAAGTGACCTTAGTGCGGCAATTGCCGAAGTAGGTAAAGTATCAATGCCAATCCTTACGGCTTTAAAAATCGTTGCTACAGACTTAATCAATGCAATACTTCCGGGGCTTGAAAAAGTCGGTGACGGCATAATGGGAATGGTAAACGGTACTAAGGGAGCGTCAGAACTGTTAGAAAGCGGATTGAAAAGCGTATTTGATGAATCGTTGTCAACAATCACAAGTATGTTACCGCAGGCGATGCAAATTGCAATACAAATCATAAAGGCATTAGCAAGCAGTTTGGTATCTGCACTTCCTGAATTTTTGCAGACTGGCTTAGAAATTATCGCAAACTTGTTACAAGGCATAGCACAGTCACTTCCGAGCGTTTCACAAACTGTGTTACAGCTTATAAGGCAGTTACAAACCATTATTTTAACAGCCTTGCCGTCATTCATACAGGCAGGAATGGAGATAATCGTCAACTTAGTACAGGGCTTAACTCAGTCGCTACCGATGATTTTGACGGCAGCATTAGCGGCTATAATCATGCTTGCAAATGGTCTGATATCTAACCTGCCGACAATCATAAATTCTGCGGTATCAATCATTCAAGGCTTGGTGTCAGGACTTGTTGCAAATTTACCATTTATTTTGCAAGCGGCAATACTCTTAATTATGTCACTTGCAACTGGATTGTTGCAAAATCTTCCTGCAATTATAACGTCAGCAATGCAGTTGGTTGTCGGTATTGTACAGGGACTTATGGCAAACTTAGGCTTGCTTTTAACTGCTGCGGCGACACTGGTTGCACAATTGCTTGTCGGAATAGGCGAATGCCTGCCGATTATCTTACAGGCAGCAGGTGACATTGTTATTGCAATCGTTGGCGGTATTCTCGGCAATTTGGATCAGATACTCATGGCGGCATTTCAAATCGTTTTAGGCTTGATTGTCGGCATTGTAAAGGCTGTTCCTAAACTTTTCGAGGTAGTCAAAAAGTTAGTTGCATCAATCGGTGATATGCTTGCCGGACTTTTCGGAATGGGAGAGGGAGCAGGTAGCGATTTAACCGAGGGCTTGACTGAGGGAATAGAAATAGGCACTTATGACGCTGAAACAGCAGCACAAGGTGTTGCAATCGGTGTCGAGGGCGGTATGCAGATTGATATGACAGGCTTGCAAACAATGGGGGCAAACGCTCCTGCTTCGCTTGCAACTGGAATTGACAGCACTGCATATTTAGCAAGCAATTCAGCAAGCAGTGTTTCAAGCATGACTACAAACGCTATGTCGCCAAACATGGCAACGCTTCAACAGACAGGTACTATTGCTTCAGGAGCGTTAGCGACAGGAATTACAAACAATTCCCTTGCACCGTATAATGCGGCGGTAAATACTGCTGATCAGACTGTAGCAGGCTTGACAATCGCACCGACAGAAGTAAGCGGAATAGGAGCAAGTGCGGCTAATAACCTTGCGGCAGGCATTACGAGCAATACAGGTACAGCGGTATCAGCGGCTTCAAGCCTTTCATCTCAGGTTGAAACCGCAGGCTATTCTACAATGCAAGTCGATGTATCAACAGATATTGCAACATCAGGTCTTGCAGACTTCCAAAGCATAGCGGACACAACAACAGGAAGTGCGGAAAGTGATATATCCGACTTGTCAAAGTCAGCAAGCAAAGATTTTACTGCTATGACAAATACGGCAACAACGCAGGTCAACAAAATGAAGTCAGCCTTTTCAAGCGGTATGAGTTCAATTAAAAGCACTGTAAGCAGTGCTGCCGCTTCGATTAAATCAACATTCAGCAACATTAACCTGTATCAGACTGGTGTAAACATCATGAACGGCTTAAACAACGGTCTTAATGCAGGTAAAGCAAGCATTATGAACACAGCACAAGGCATTGCAAACAGCGTTAAAACAACGATAAATGAAGCTCTTGACGTTCATTCGCCGTCAAGGGAAATGTTCAAAACAGGTGCATTTACTGTTAAAGGCTTTGAGTTAGGTATGTTGGAAAATATGCCTGCTGTTCTGAATACTGCTTCTGAATTGTCTACAGCAACCGTGAGTGCTGCAAGCCATAGCGGAAACTATATACCTGAAAGCAGAATTGTATCTCAGTCAACATCTACAAGAAGCGAAACAAACAACTACAGTCCGACATTTAATCTTACGGTCAACGGCAATGCAGACAGCAGAAACCTTGAACGACAGGTTAAGCAGTGGTTCAGAGAAAGCCTCAATGAAACATTCGCAAGTATCGGACGTAGAAATCCAAAGGTTCAGGAGGTGTAACGTTGAGTTATATTAATGACTTATATATTTTTGTCGAAGATGAAGAAGTTGCACGTTCCGTAACAGCTTCAGAACACCCAGTTGAACAGGGTGTTGATATAACCGACCACATCAAGCCTGACCCTGCGGAATTGAGCATTACAGGTAAGATTGTCGGTGAAACTGCTGCCGATACGCTCCGCAAAGTCAATCAGTTAATGCGTGACGGCAGTACTGTCAACTATACAGGCAGAAACATCTTTAAGAACATGATTATCACAAGTTTCAATCACAGTCACCCTAACACCGTGTGGGGTGGCTGTAACTTTGATATGACGTTGAAAGAAATCAAGGTTGCCGATCCGTCTTACAGAACCGAAGCAAGGCTGAGTAGCGGAATACAACAGGTAAACGTAAGAAAGAGTGCGGTGTCAGCAACTCAGAAGATTTACCATACAACGAAAAAAGGCGACAGCGTATATGCTCTTGTAACTGCAAATACAGCACCGTATAAGAAATACGGCTTTACAGCGAATGACGTAATGAAGAATAACCCGAAAGCATTCAGCAAATCCGGCGATTTTGCGTCATTGATTATAGGAACTAAGATTTGGGTCGGAAACAGGTAGGTGAGAGCATGAGGGATAGAATATTAATTCAAAAAGACTTGATACCATACAACTTTTCAATCAATCTTGGTGAAGTAATTTTCGACATTGACGTTGATTACAATGAAACGGCTGATTTGTTCACTATTACGCTGTATAAGGACGGCGAATTGATAGTTACAGAGCCTATCATATACAACGTGCCACTGTTTACAGATGTTTATATGGTCGGCAAATATCCAGTGCTGACAATCGTTCCGTATGACGAGAGCGAACAGGAAACGGCTGTAACGTGGGACAACTTCAATGAAACCGTGTTCCTCAGCATTGACAATGTAGGTGATGACGATGAGTAACAGTATATCAAAGCTTGTAACTGCAATGCAGGAAATGGTTACAACTGCTCCCGATAAAATTACAGGTCAGTTCGGGCAGAAAATTGTAATCAAATGCGGAAATGCAACGATACAGAACAGTAGCGTTGATATTGAATTTACAATCCCTTTTGATGATGATACGGAAGCTAATGAAGCGGAGATTATCTTCTATAACCTGTCAAAAACTACGATTGAACAGTTCAAAAGAAATTCTGTTATCACGGTTGAAGCAGGTTATCAGAGTGATACAGGTCTTATCTTTTCAGGACGTGTAAGCTCTGTAAAAACAAAGTACGATACGGTCGATAAGAAAACAACCGTAAAAGCCGTTGATGATGTTTCACTGAGAGAACGCAGCATTGAAAATGTTGCCTACTCAGCAGGAGTTAAGGCTTCTTACATTTTGCGTGACTTGGTGAACCGTGTCGGGCTTCCTGTTGCGGCATTTAACACACGGCAGGATATGACTATGGAGAATGAAACAACCGTTGACGGTGGACTTATGAGCAGTATCAGACAGTATGCGAGAATTTGTGGAGTTTCTGCTTACATCTGCAAAGGCAATATTTATGTGCAGGACGTAAGGCAAGGCAAGCATATTGATTTCACCGTTTCCGAACACACTGGATTGATAGGAGTTCCCGAAGAGTTCACAGATGAAATTCAGGAAGAAAATTATACTGAATTTCTGAACGGCTACAACGTGCAAATGCTCCTGCAACACCGTATGCAGACAGGGGCGGTTATCAATCTCAAAGGTAAAAATGTTGACGGCACATTTGCTGTAAGGTCAGGGCAGCACACTTATGACGGCACAAACTTTATAACCGAAATCGAGGTGATCCAGTAATGGCAGACATAACAAATGTTATTAACAATCTCATTGAAACAAAGCTTCTCACGCTCCACACGGCATTTTTAGGGGTTGTAATCAATATCAATACAACTAACCGAACGGCAACCGTACAGCCCCTTACACAGTCAAAACAGGCAGGAAAAAGCGGAGGAATAAAGCAGGCTGTATTAACCAACATACCAGTCCTGCAAAATGCTATGTATAAGATTACTGGCATTTCCGAGGGCATGGCAACGGTACAGCGTATAACGGCAGGGAGCATTGTTTTATGTATCGCTTGTGAAAGGGATATTACGGACGCTAAGAAAGGCAAATCAGCCGTGCCACGCATTAGCAGTCATCATCAAATGCAGGACGCAATTGTGGTCGGTGTGATATAAGGCGGTGAGGAAATGAAATGCTTTTCAGTAGATTACGGCGATGTGGTTATTTCCAAAAACGACATAGCCATTGTTTCAGGCTTAGAACTTGAAAGACAGATGATAACTGCTGTACTCGGCACGAATACTGGAGAATGGTTTCTGAATGAGAATGAGGGTATCAATTTCAGGGTTATCCTGACTAAAAATCCTGACTATGATTTAATCAGAGCGGAGATTATAAACGGTCTTAATCAGATCAGCAGCGATTATATGTTGAGTAGTTTCAGCCATGAACTTGACAGTAGCAGAAATCTTGTACTTAACCTTGTCATAACAAAAAGGACAGGTGAAGAAATTACGCTCAACCATTCTGTTGATGTCAACAAAAAGGAGTTTATCAGCTTTGACAGCAGTATTTCAGCAATTATCGAACTGCTTAACCTGCTTATCGGCAATGTGGTGAGTAGTCAGATGTATGAAATAACGTATGCTGATGGAGTTATGACAATTAAGCTGAACATAAATCCGAGAACAGGCAAAGAACAGATTGAAAAAATCAAAAGTATCATTGATAGCGTTACACCGACTTATATTGAAATTGTGTATGAAATCTCCGAGTTTCCTAATCCTCCGGAAGATTTTATTTACATCATCGAGGACGGAGAAGTAACGATTATAAGCTATATAGGAACTGAAACAACGGTCATAGTACCTGCAACGATTGAGGACTTGCCAGTTACAAAAATCAGTGCTGTTGCGTTCTCGTATCGTGATGATGTTGAACGTATAAAGTTCTTAGACGGCTTAACGACCATTGAATAGGAGGTAAAAGAATGGCAAACGGAACTATGGTTGCCGCAAACGTTTATTTCAGCGACAGTTCAACGTATACAGGTGATGCAGGCACTGAAACAAATCCTTATTGCGTTGAGGATATATATGACCTGCTTGCAATCAACGCTTACGAAAATTCAGCGTTGTTTTTTATGCTTGTTGAAAACATTGATTTCAACAGTCACCCGACATACAAGTATGGTCTTACAACCACTGCAAGCTTGATTAATATGAATTTGGCAACATTGCTCGGTAATGGGAAAGAAATCCGAAACGTCATAGCAAAATGCAGTACTTCAACTTATTATATTTTTATCTTTAAGAAAGTAAAAGATTTGAAATTTTTGAATTTCATAAACCTTGCCAGTGGGCTTTGCCCGTTTAATGCAGAACTTGAAAGCTGCCAAATATCGGGGTACTATTCCTCACCTACCACAGAAAATATTGTTAATAATGATAGTAGTTCTGTTAGCAATTGCAGTATAAACATCAAAGCTAAAGCAAGCAGGCTGTTGAGAATACCGAAATTAATCAACACGCATTTTAATGTAGATATATTAACAACACAAAACATATTTTTTAGACCAACTGTTAGCAACAGTGAATCAATGACAAATTCGTATTTAACAGGGAAAATTAAATCAACCTACAGCGGAAATAATCCAATAAGCATACTGGAGAATGTATCTTATTTTTCAAACAGTTACATTGCAACAGAAATAACAGTAGAAGCAGACAAAGCCGTCAAATTAATGTCTTCAACTGCTTATGCACCCAATTCTACAACTTTTGTTGACAAAGAATTAGCAGGGATAACAAGCGAGAATGAACAGGAAAAGAGTAATCTGTATTACCTCACAACAGAGCAGTGCAAGAGTGCTGAATATCTCGAAAGCATTGGTTTCTTAACAGTTCCTACAACTTAAAGGGGTTGATTTTATGAGTTGGTCTATGATAGACGGAAATTATCCGTATATTGACGGCTTGCCTGCCATAGTACAGCTTACAGCTCCGTACCCTTTTGTTGCGTTCAGGCAGGCGGAAGATTATCCGTTCCTTTCGTCAAATCCTGCCATAGTACAAGGCTTTACAAGTCCTTATCCTGCAACTGTATTTCAGATAGCAAACGATTATCCGTACTTGCAGGACGTGCAGGAGGTATGCGGAATTACAGAGCCGTACCCAGTCGCAGTAATGATGATGGGCAATAGTTATCCGTTCTTAGCAACTGGAAACTGCGTTAATTTCGGTGCTTGCTGCCATGCAACGAGTTTGACAGACCTGACTATTCCCGAAACGGTAACGTCAATCGGAGAATACTCATTCCGAAATTCAGCAGTTGAATGTGTAAAGGTGTGCAATGGGTGCAGTTACAGCAGGACAAGTTTCCCTGACGGCTGCGTAGTGGAATGCTATGAAAATTAAGGAGGTTAAGAAAATGATTAAGGTTTTAAAGCGTGATAACGGAGAGGGCTGCAACTGCATTACAGAGTATCTTTGCGATACAACGGCAGATGTTGCAAATCTTCCTACAAGCGAATGTGCAGCAGGAAGTATGGCTATTGTAGTCGAGCCTGACGCAAATGCACCGAGAATTCTTATTCTCAACAATCAGGGCGAATGGAAGTGATAAGGAGGTGTAAATAGTGGATTTACATGATTTATTTATAGCCTCCGAACTTTCAGCATCTAAGAGTGGTACAGCAGACAAAACATACACAAAAGAGGAAGTAGACGCATTATTAGCTGAAAAAGTTAATAATAGCGATATTATTACAAATGCAACAATTGACACAATAACATCTAACTAAAATCTTAACAACAAGGGAGCAATTGACATGGCATTTTTAAATGAAGAAGGATTATCGCACTTATGGAGCAAAGTTGTTGACAAAATCAGTACAACGGTATCAGCACTTACAGCTGATGACGTGGGGGCAGTATCAACCGAAAAAGTGGGTGCAGCAGCAGGAGTAGCAAGCCTTGACGAAAACGGAAAAGTACCGGCTTCACAATTACCCGACTATGCAAATGAAGTGATTGAGGGGTACTTGGTAGACGGTGTGCTTTACTCCGATGCTGAACACACTCAGCAAATTACAGGAGAAAAAGAAAAAATCTATGTAGACCTTGCAACAAACAAGTGCTACAGATGGGGCGGAAGTATCTACATTGAGATTAGCCCGAGTGAGCAGTTGTCGGTCATTACTAACGGAGAGATTGATACAATCTGTTCATGATTTTTGATAAGAAGGAGGATCTATGGGTAATTTCCTTAATACAAACGGTTTAACTTATTTTTGGGATAAGATTAAATCAAATTTTGCGAAAAAGGCAGAAACGTACACAAAAGCAGAAACAGATACAAAAATCACAGAAAAGGTTGCGGAAATAGTAGCAGACGCTCCAGAGGATTTTGACACACTGAAAGAAATGTCAGACTGGATATCAAGCCATGAAGAAGATGCAAGTGCTATGAACAGTGCTATACTTGCAAATACCTCTGCTATTTCCGGCAAAGTGGACAAAGTGACAGGTAAAGGTCTTTCAACTGAAGATTTCACTACAGCAGAAAAAAGCAAACTTGCAGGACTTGAAAATTATGCTCTGCCTATTGCAAGTGCTGACACTTTGGGTGGAGTGAAAATAGGTGATGGTCTGAGCATTGCAGACGGTGTTCTGAGTACAAGCGGTGGTTTAGGAAATTTGAAAATTGCTTATGGAAAACAGAACCTTGAAACAACAAGACAAATTGATTATAGTTCAGCTGGATTTACATCTGTTCCAGTTGTTGTTGCAAGTATAAATGGTAGCCTTGATTCAGGTACGGATAATGCTTTGACAATACACGATGCCACAACAAGTGGTGCAACGATAAGTGCAAAAAGAGGTGGTTGTAATGGCTACACATGGAATGATTATTCAGGTAATGTTTTTTGGATAGCCATAGGAACATAACGGAGGTGATTAAATGCAAGCGATAACTGAAAAAGGTTTCAAACGTCCTCTGTACGCTGAAATATTAGCGGAGCAGGTTAACAGGGCAAAGGCTCTTTTCGGCGAAGATATTGAAACGTCCGAAACATCGGTACTCGGAAAGTTCATCAGAATTCAGGCATACGACCTGTCAAAAGCATACGAGGAACTGGAAGCTTGCTATTATGCAAGGTTTCCAAATACAGCGGTCGGGGCTTCCCTTGACCGCTTATGTGTGTTTGCAGGGCTGTCACGTCACGCACCCACGCAGGCGGTGCATACAATAAAGATTACTGGCACTGCAAATGCCGTTATACCGTCAGGCTTCACAGTAGGAACAACGGACGGCATAACGTTCATTACAACGGTGAATACAACAATAGGCAGTAGCGGCACTGTTGACTGCTATGTGTATTGTACAGAGCTTGGAACTGTAGGAAATGTTGAAGTCGGTTCTATTACTGAAATCATCAATCCTAACGCTGACGTATCAGGTATTTCACACACGGCTATCTATGAGGTAGCCGTTGATGAAGAAACGGACGTAAGCCTTAGAGAACGTTTTTCACAGGCAATAAGAGGAACAGGGGCAGGAACATTGTCATCAATTAAAGCCGCCTTGCTTGCCGTTGAGAACGTCAAGGATTGTGTAATTATTGAAAATGATACAGACGTAACGGTTGACGGCAGACCACCGCACAGCTTTGAATGTATCGTGTCAGTTCCGCAATCTCAAAGTGTTGAAATCGCTCAAACAATTCTCAACAAGAAACCTGTAGGAATACTGACAACAGGGAGCGTAACTGAAACAGTGCAGGACGATGACGGCAACAGCTATGACATAAAATTCAGCTTTGTGCAGAATGTCAACGTTTATGTTGAAATGGCTCTTGATGTTGACAGCAATTTCAGCACCGGCAGCATAAACACCATAAAAACGGCAATAGCAGAAAAGATAAATTCCGCAAGAATGGGCAAGGAAATCGTGCTTGCAAGCCTTTACAGCATAGCTTTTGCCGAGGTAGGAGTAAAGGACGTTACAAGCTTGAAACTGTCTACTGACGGCACTACATACAAGGCTGAGAACATTTCTATTACATCATCACAGACGGCAATTGCTCAGACTATAACAGTTACGGTAGGTGAGTGAAATGCAACAGTACATTGAAGCTTTACCTGACGCTTATGCGAAAGATATAAGTAGCAACAATTTTAAACTTTTGCTCTTGCCGGAAATCCTCACATCGGAATTTAAAGAAGATGTGAAAAGCTGTAGTGATATTCTTGACATTCAGCAGGCGACGGGGGAAACGCTTGATTTATACGGCGAAATATACGGTGTAAATCGTGGCAGTATGGCTGATAACCAGTACAGGACGTACATTTTAAATTCGGCTATGGCTAATAGATCAGACGGAACAATCAATAATTTGCTTGAATGTTTGTCTACGATTTTTGACGATAAAATGACGATTACCGAAGCTTCAGGCAAGGTTATCATTAACAACCTTACAAATGAAGCTATAGAACGTACTGGTTTCACATTACAGCAAATAGCTGAACTGATAGGCAGTCTGCTTGCTGTAGGTGTTGGAGTTGAAGCGATAGGAACTGATTTCGGGGAAGATACATTCACGTTCGGTAGCGTTACTGACGGAGAAAACGGAGAATACAACACCCGAAGTGGTTTATCGTCAACAACAGAGCCTGATGTTGGCGGTAGGCTTGCAAGTTTTTACAAGGTGTAAGGAGGTATTTATATGTCAGAAATTCCAGTATGGAATAACACAGGTATAGAACCGAGCGAAGAAATAAAGCAGAACGGATTTGTAAAAGGGTATCGACCGCCTGCCGAACACTTCAACTGGTTTTTTAATCGAACATCAGCAGCATTAACCGATTTATCAAGCCCTGAAACACTGGAGGTAGGGCTTGAGTGTGACGCAAGCGGTCAGTATGCAGTGGCTACAGGATATCATACAACAGCGTTTGGTGATGCTTCACACGCTGAGGGATATTACTCAACCGCAGGAGATACAACAGGTACTCATGGAGATGTAACCAGTGAGACAAACATTAAGGCTTCACACGCTGAGGGTTCTCGTACAACATCAAAAGGCTTTGCTTCACATTCTGAGGGAAATATGACCTTAGCAAGCGGAACAGCTTCACACGCTGAGGGAAATGCGACTAAAGCAACAGGCGACCACGCACACGCTGAGGGAAGCGGTACAACAGCAAGCGGCGACAGCTCACACGCCGAGGGAGCAACAACTACTGCGAGCGGTGCAGGCTCACACGCAGGCGGAAAAGAGTCGGTTGCTCAGGGCGATTATAGCTATGCACACGGAAATTTGCTTACTGCAAATGCTTATAACTATGTAGTAGGAAAGTTCAACAAAATTCCGACAGCCGCTGACCCTGCTGCAAATACAGGCGATTTATTCATTGTCGGAAATGGACTTACAGGCGGTGCAAGGGGCAATGCTTTGAGAGTAACGGCGGCAGGTGCGGTAATGGGTACGCAGGCATACACAGCAAGCGGTGCTGACTATGCCGAGCTTTTTGAGTGGCTTGACGGCAATTCAGACGGTTCAGACCGCAGGGGATTGTTTGTAACTCTTGACGGTGAAAAGATACGTCTTGCAAATCCAGATGATACTTACATCTTAGGGGTTGTAAGTGCTACACCGTCAATAATCGGTGACGCTTGTACTGATGACTGGCACGGTAAATATGTTACTGACGTATTCGGTGCAAAGGTGCTTGAAAATGGTGCTTATAAGCTGTCAGACGGCTTTGACAGTGAAAAGGACGGTAACTATATCAGCAGGCTTGAACGTCCTGAATGGGCTGCTGTAGGGCTTGTAGGAAAGCTTATTGTCTGTGATGATGGAACTTGTCAGGTAAATAGCTATTGCTATCCGTCAGAAAGCGGAGTTGCAACCGCTTCTGAAACTGGCTACAGAGTAATTGCGAGAATTGACGAAAATCACATAAAAGTAATTATGAAATAGTAACCAAAAACAAGTGCAAAAGTTTGGCTGTTTTGTCAATTCTATTTTCAGATAATTTTTAGTATAATATTAATAGGACGTAACTTTGTTGGTTTTGTTCGTCTCCTTTTAATCTCCTTTTAATTATTTTTCGCAGCAAAAGCTTATCTACTACAGATAAGCTTTTATGCGTTTTTAAGGGGAAAACAAGTCCTGCTCATTCGTTATCCGCTTTTTCGGGAAAGGAAAAACTATGTATTACTACGCATACCTTGACGCAAACGACATTTGCACTGAAATCTACTCGCTGCCTGCACAGATTTCAGGCTCGCAGTTCATTCCGATTGCAAGCAACGATCAGTCGATAATAGGTAAGCATTACAACCGCTCGACAAGTGATTTTGAAACAGTGTATTACTATGCTGTTCTTAATGACAAGAACGTTGTAACAAGCACTGAGTACAGCCTTACTCAGCAGACCACAACAAGCAAGTACAGGGAGATTACATTTGCACAGTATCAGACAATAACAGGTCTGTACTGGGACGGCACTGATTACGTTACACCGCCTATCTCTATTGCGGCAATTGCAAGCACAGATGAAGTGAACTATAAAAATCAGGAAAAATGGCTGTCTGCAAAGCTTGACGAAATGGACGCTGAGATTTCAGCAAATGAAGCTGATATATCGACAATCGGCACAGATGTAAGTACGCTGTCTTCGACAGTTACTTCTGTGAGTAGCACTGTAGCAAGTTTGAGTTCAGCAGTGGCTGGAAAGGCTGACACGGTGCATACTCACAGTATTTCAGACGTGACAGGTCTTTCAACAGAACTCGGTGAAATGACAGAGGATATAGAAGCACTTGAAACTGCTGTAGCAGGAAAAGCAAACGCTTCACATACTCATACAGCCGCTGACCTTTCAGGCATTGTAAAGACTATTAACGGCAATGCTCCTGACGCAAGCGGAAACGTAACCGTTACAAGCGGTGGCATGACAGCAGATGAAATCCTTACAGCCGTTAAAACTGTAGACGGTGCAGGAAGTGGACTTGACGCAGATAAGCTTGACGGATTGGAAGCTACAGCTTTTGCGACTGCAAATCATAACCATGATGCGGCATATGCTCCGAAAGTTCACACCCATGCTCAGTATCTCACAGGAAACGATATAGATGCTTATGAGTTTGTAACAGGAGAAGAAATGACAGACGCTCTCGCAGAAAAGGCAGAAGTCAATCATAATCACAATACTGTATACGCTCCTATTGCTCATACTCACACAATGGAAAATGTGACAGGTCTTGCGACCGCCCTTGCAGGGAAGTCCAATACAAATCATAACCACAATACAGCTTATGCGGCTATCTCACATTCTCATTCAATGGAGAATGTAACAGGTCTTTTAACTGCACTTGCGGGCAAATCAGACAGCACACACAACCATGATAAAGCGTATGCAGCTATCGACCATACACATACAGGATATGCAACAACAACAAGCGTAACAGCACTTGAAACGGCTGTAAGCGACCTTGAAGATGATGTTGCAGGCAAAGCAGAAGCTGTACACTCACACTCTCAGAGCGATGTAACAGGACTTACAGCCGCTTTAAATGGCAAGGCTAATACTTCACATACTCACGCTCAGAGCGACATTACAGGGCTTACAACAGCCTTGAACGGCAAGGCAAATACAAGTCACACTCACGCTATCAGCAATGTTACTGGCTTACAGACGGCTCTTGACGGTAAAGCTGCATCAAGTCATACGCATACTATCAGCAATGTGACAGGTTTGCAGACAGCCCTTGACGGCAAAGCTGATTCAAGCCATACTCACGATTACCTGCCGACTTCCGGCGGCACATTAAGCGGAAATCTTAACGTGAACGGACTTATAAGAGTAAACAGTCAGCAGTGCTTGTTTGACAGCGGTTCAATGGTTACACTGTCTACAAACAACCGTGAAACCATGATTGCAGGAAGTAAGATTTACTCAAAGGTTGCTATTTCAACATCTTCAGATGCAAGACTGAAAGAAAATGTACAGCCTGCACCTGTAGCCGACCTTATCTCAATGATTAAGAGATTGGAAGTCAAGAAGTTCAACTATAAAGGCAATACTGAGAATAACATCGGTATTATCGCTCAGGATTTCATTTATAACAACCCGACTTATATATCAGATATTTACATCAGACAGTGCTGTGATGACGGTATGTACAGCTTTAAGGACACAGAACTTGTATATGCACTTGTAGCTGCTGTTCAGGATATTTACAACCGCTTAGAAAATAACAACTAAGTCAAAACAGGAATAAAACAAAATCAAAAAAAGGAGCGTGATAATTCACGTTCCTTTTTTCATTGGAGGTATCAATATGAAAAGACTAATATGTGCGAACTTAGGGCTTATAGGCTCATGGATAGCAGGCTATTTCGGAGGTTGGGACGCTTCACTTTCGACTTTGCTTATTCTTATGGGATCTGACTTTGCTACAGGGCTTGTAGTTGCAGGTGTGTTTCACAACTCACCAAAAACTGAAAGCGGTAGTATAAAGTCAAACAACTGTTTTAAAGGCTTGTGTAGAAAGGGCATGATTTTGTTACTGGTGCTTATCGGTGCAAGGCTCGATTTAGTGTTCGGTTCAAATTATATCCGTGACGGTATCTGCATTGCGTTCATCGTGAATGAACTTATCAGTATAACTGAAAATGCGGCCCTTATGGGTATACCGCTTCCGAAAGTGCTGACAAATGCGATTGATACTCTCAAAACAAAAAGTGAAAACAGCGAAAGCAAAGACAACAAGGAGGAATAACTATGGCAACTTATCTTAAACCTGACAAAACAACTACATTAAACGGTGTAAAGGTTAATGAGTATTTACTCACAAAGCATAACACAAGAAAAATTGATATGCCTACCGCTTCAATGGAGGGAAAAGTAATCGGTGTAACAGTACATAATACTGACTGGATTGACGTTAATTCTGCAACAACACCTGCCGAGCAGTACACAAGAGCAACCGTGAACGGCAATATGAAGACAACGAGGGTACATTACTATGTAGATAATGCTTGTGCGTGGCAGAACCTGCCTTTAACCCTGAGTGGTTGGCACGCTGCTGACGGCAACGGCAACGGCAACCGCAGAACTATTGCGATTGAATGCATTATGAGAAATTCTCACGACATTGTCAGCATGAAGTCAGAGGACAATTGTGCAAGACTTGCCGCTTATCTGCTGTATAAGCACGGACTTTCAATTGACAATCTTTATACACATACTCACTGGCTCAATGTTAAGGACGGCAAAACTGGTTCAAACGATTACCTTAATACAGAAAAAAATTCATATAAAATGTGTCCTGCTTACATTTTACCTCACTGGGCAGAATTTAAAGCAAAAGTCAACTCTTACCTTGCAGCACTTAAAGGCACAACAGCGACCGCTTCTAAGCCTGAAACTACTGCATTTGTGCCGTACACAATCAAAGTTATTTCCAGTGACGGATTTATCAACATCAGAAAAACTCCGAACTGGAACGACAGTGACGTTGTAGGCAAGATTAAAACAGGCAGCACAAAGTATACAATTGTTGCTGAAAAAATGCTCGGCAGTACAAAGTTCGGAAAATTAAAGTCGGGGGCAGGTTGGATCAGCCTTAATGAAAAGTACGTCAAAAAAGCATAATGCATTGACCGAAAAAAATAAAATCCATTTGACATTTTTGTTTTTTCCATTGCACCAAAATGTAAAATGGATTATGCGAAAATGTCCGACCTATACCATATAATAAACACAGATATAAAAAAACAAATATAAAACCAAAACAAAGCCCCTCTCTCGAGGGGCTTCTTTTTTATAGTCCTAAGTCGGATATAAGCTTGTCGATGAAATCAACCTTTGCATTTGTATCAATCCATTCAGGCACTGGCGAGAAAGGGTTGTGCTTGACGTTGTACACGTCCTGCAATGCATTCAATTTCGGGTGCTTTGCGTTCTGACGTTCCCAGTATCTCACGCAGTCTGCATAAAAGCTTTCAAGAATTTCTGTTGATTTTTCGTAGTTTATCATTTTTTTGTTTCCTCCCTTTTGTTTGGTACTACCTTAGTATAACACCATAGTAGTACAAAATCAACAAAAAAGTTAAATAATCTTTGTGTATTTTGCGAATTGTAAAGGTGCTACAAAAGTAGTATAATATAAACATAAGATAAAGGAAAACAAAGACTGCTGACCTACCGGCAAAACGGGGAGAAAGTTG